GTTGTTAATAATCGGCCTTATAACACTTTTTGCGAGGCGAGCGCAGGCGCACCGCTTGTTATCGACGAATGTTATCGGCTGTTGCCCTTGTTCCGCTATTTGCGGAGGGGTATATGTATACCTACGTCACGCCGTCCAAATGGAAGCGCAATATCATATGCCCATTCCTTTCGGAAAATGTATACATATCTCCCGTGAATGGTGAAACATATAGAACAATCTATAACAACAATATTTATATAATATAAAAAACCTATATATATTAATTACTTACTATAAAAGGGTATAGTGTTATTTTTGTTAATCAACAACTATTCCGTTTCGGATTCCACGGAGGGCGTGAAATTGAAACACACGACAACAACAATAACAAGCGCAAAAAGTGCGGTGCGAAAAAATGATTAGACCAATCGGTCTAGTGTCATCAATCATCATCATTCATCACATCACAATCAAAACTCATCAAATCTAATCACGAAAGGAGCGGCATCGAATCATCACGATCGGATCTGATCTGTAACGAGATCTGGAATAATTATTCTGGTGGAATGGAATATTCGGAATAATTGGAATAATTGGAATAATGGAGGGCAATCGAATAAATAGCACTTTTTGCTAAAACCGATCAGCGCAGATGGGTTACTATCATTTCATCGAAACGAAACAGACTGAGGCACACAAAATGCGTAAAGAAATCACTGGTACACGTCACGCTAGCGAAGATGGGCAATTCATCCAGACCGCTAACGGGTCATGGTTCTCTCTTCAAACGGACTTCAACTGGAGGCCTTACAAGATGACTCCGCGAGTTGAGCAGCGATTGAAAGTTGTTGAATTTGGGGCGAAGGCCTCTATCTGGCGCAGAGGGTGAGATCATGATTACCATTCAGCAAGCAATCGACATGGCAACGGATAGCGGGATTGTCGTTACGGACAAATACAGTACGAAGCGCAAGGGTGAGAAGGTCGGGGCGTTCAAGTGCGTGCGTCGCAATCCTTACAATCACATTGAGATTAAGCAGACCGCAAAGGGATCGCGCACCTGGACAATCTGCCAGCGTGGTTTCTCTGTGTTCTACGGCTCGCAGGGTGAGTGCATCGAAAAGGCAGTTCAATTTCTAACGGTGGAATTATGAAACATGCTGGCTTAATCGCCGCTCTTGCCAGGGCTGAACGTTTGGGGCTTTACGTCCGGCGCGAACATCGCTCGAATGGAATGGGAGCACCAATCACAACCGTAACAATCATCCACTGGACGGAAGAGGCCTATGATATACTTGTCGAGCGTGATTACACGAGCGGAAACGCATCTGCCCAGGCGGATTGCATAAACAAAACCTGTAACATTATAGAACAACTAACCAACAAGGGGCTATCATCATGAAAGTAAAAGTAATCGGCGGTCACGAAAATTATGTTCACGTATGGAATGAAGAGTTCCCGTTTAAGCCTTTCGAGGTTGAGGCGAAGTATCACAGCGAAGCAATGGGCGCGGAGTGGGGTTTCGATATTCACCTCCACGACTGCGCGAAGCATGGCGGGGCGGCGGCTGAAATCATGGAAGGGCCGGATATGTGGAACTTCTCGATCTACTTCCGTAGTGATGAAGTGGAGGTGATCGAGTGATCAGGCGCTGGACAAATCGCGGCAAGTGCAAGGGGATGCTCCGGCATATAGCCTGCATGAAGTGGGTTTATTCTCACCTGTACGATACAGAGGCGCTCTTTCGGCCTGGTGCGAACAAGTGGGCGCGCAAGTACGGTGAGATCTGGATTAAGCTTAACCGATACGAAAAGCAATTGACGCGCTGATTGGTCAAAGGCCAACTGCCCAGGTGCGGAAGTTTCGCGCGCGATCTTAATCAAATAGCACGAATTGCTAAAACGGCGGTTCGTGCTTTTGTTATTATCACTCCATCGAAACGAAGCACACAAAAGGGCAACAAAATGAAACTGGTACGCGAATCAATCAATCTGGGTAGCGAGTATAACGGCAAATGGAACTTCGTAATTCACGACAACGACGCAGAGCGCCTGGAACGTGTTGAAGATGCACTTTGCGCAATGAGCACTGGCTTTTCAATCGGCGGCGAAGAAAAAACCTGGCACTCATACTGCGACCTTTGCCCGCTGTACGAAGAGGGCATGAGTTCTGGCTTTTGGATTGAGATCGACGACGTACCAGCGTTTAAAGAAGCTTGGAAGATCGCAAAGAAAACCGCGTAAGGGGGAGTGATGCGGAAGCAAGTTACCTGCGATTGCATGGCCTATGACTTCCCGCACCGATTCGGCGGCGGGAGGTGTAACGGGTTGTCAATCGTTGAATCGAAATGCGGCGGTGAGTTGTGCATCACCTGCCCAGCGTTTCTGGGTAGTCAGGGCGGCTGTGATGTGCTTCGAGGTAGTGAGTCGCCCAGCGAATGCGAGTACGTGATTGAGTTCTGCGCGTACAACGAAATAAAATTGAAATAGCACTTTTTGTTAAAACTAATCCGGCGTGATTTGGCATAATGCTTTCACACCAACCAAACAAGGAAACTGAAATGAAAACTAAAACCGCAAACATTATGGCTCACCTGGCGAAAACTGGCGCAGTAAAAGTGAAGATGGATCGCGCAAGCGGCATCACTCAACTGTGCGTTACTGCCCGCCGTGATGGTTCGTTTGTGGTAGGTAAAACTCCAGGCTCCGGCCTCACTCGCTACACCGAAGCGGAAGTGATCAAGGCGCTGGACACTCACAACATCTTCATCGTTTCTTTCGGGGGCTAACATGAAAGCTGGCGATCGCGTACTCATCAAGTTCGGTGACGATAAGCAGCACATGTGCGAAGTTGTAGAATCTGGCGAAAAGGCAGTTCTGATCCTCTTGTCTGAAGATGGGGAAGTGATCGCCAGTGTGCAGCAATTCTGGCGAACAAAGAAGGATGACTCACCGCGAGAAACTCACATCGCGTTAGGTGGCGGGAAGCCTATCGGCTACGGCAAAAGCAATGCAATGAAGTGCTGCGAGGCTCCTGGGTGCCCGCGAGTTTACGCAGTGAAAAAAGCAGACCTCGCGCGAGGCTGGGGCAAAACATGCAGCAAGTCATGCGCGGCTAAACTTCGGGAGTTTAAAAAACATGCAGCAAAATAATTTCTGGAGCCGTCACCGCGCGGCGATTGATGCGGGACTTAACGCGGAGTGGGCGCTCAAGGTTGCTTACGGTTGCGTTGAATTAGATGTTGCTCTTGGGGCGATGGATATGGACGCGGAAAGCACGCCATCCGGCAGCGCCCCTGCTGTTTACGTGCATCACTGCACCTGCACCATTGACGCGGTTTGCAATAACTGCATAAATGAAATCCCGTTTTAAAAGGCGAAGTATGAAACTCAAATGCACTGGCGCGGTGTCGCCAACCGATAAGAAGCAAAAGCCCCACTTCACGAAGGGGAAGGTTTACGAGGCCGAACGCGCTGGAGCCGATGCCATCGTGATTGGTGACGAGAAGCGCCGGAACGGGTCGAGCAGTTGGCAGGCTGTAACGGCTTACCCGTCAGGATGGGTGATTCTGGGCGTTGCTAAATTTGAAGAGGTTGCAGAATGAAAAAGGTTGTTTGGTCACTGTTTGATGGCTCAGGCATCATGGGTTTGCCCTGGGCGACTGCTGGTTATCATGTCTACTGCTTCAACGCGGATTCCGGCAATCATGGCGAGTACGCTGTGAAGATGCAGCACGAAAATTTGCATTACGTCAACATGTGGATTGACAAGGATTTCCAGATTAAATGCGGGTTGCTGGGCATTCCTGAACCTGGGATAATCTTCGGCTTCCCAGATTGCACGCTGTTTGCTCACTCAGGCGCGAAACATGCCCGCGAAGAGGATGAACTAGCATATGCCCTGGAGAATGCAAAGATCGTTAAGTCTCTGGGCGAATCGTTCGGCGTGCCGTGGATGATTGAGAATCCGGTCGGTAAGCTTTCAAATCCAGATATGATGGGCAAGCCAAACTTCTATTTTCACCCTCGCGATTTTGGGTATTACGTCAACGCCGATGAAGGCTCATGGCATCCGAAAATGCCGCTGCGCGATGGCTACACGAAGAAAACTTGTATCTGGTGTGGCGAGGGCTTCGAACAACCGAAAAAGCTGGAATTGCCGGATGATGAAGGGATTCACTTCTTTTGGGGATGGAAGTTCCTCGGCGGAAAGTCTGCAAAGACTAAGCAACTCCGATCGCTAACGCCTCGCGGCTTTGCACGCGCCGTTTTCCAGGCTAACGCAAAATAGCACTTTTTGTTAAACCAGCTTCGGCGGGTTTTGTTATTATCACTACATCGAAACGAAACAACAAAACAGGTGGTTCAAATGGCAGATTTAATGGTTGGAGGCGCTGTTCTCTTTGCTCTGGCTGGGCTGGCTTTTGGATTCATCACAACTCTTTACTTCGCGATCGTATAAGGATCTCATCATGAAAACTATCAAACTGAAAGTAACCGAAACATCAACCAAATCTTTCGCCGCCAATACTCTGATCAAGGCGCGCATTGACGATGAGGGCAACATTTCAACCGGAACCGGAAAGAGCAAAGTTTTCCTTTCGGTTGGCGTTAGCGGTGAAATCTTCGGTGCCAATGGTGATGGCTCTGTGTTCGCCCGCTTCGTTGAGTTGAAAACGAAAACCCTCAAGTGCATGGCGCTGGATCACAAAAACCCCGTGAAAAAGTCTTTCACGGTTGGGAAACGTTACCAGGTGGAAACGGGGCGCGCGCTGGGCGGGGTTGCTGGTTACATCTTCGATAACGATGGTTGCCGCTGGAGTCTGTACCGCGAAGAGGTTGGCTTCTCGATCGCAGACGGTACAACCTTTGAAGCGAAATATCTCTAACCAATAGCACTTTTTGCACAACGTCTGTATCATGGTTCCGGTACATTAGCCGGAACCAACAAAGGAGTTTTTAATGTTTGATTTAGGTTTCAACACAAACACGCTTACACCACAACAGATCATTGAAATCGCCAACACGAGCGGCCTAACTCCGCTGCGCGTTGCGATCAATGCGAATGGCTATCGTCATTCTCAATCGTTCTGGAACGAGCCGACCGAAATCGACAACGGGAACGAGAAATACCCCGTGATCTCTCTGGGCAATGATGTTGACGTTGTGGGCAAGCTTTCGCGTAACGCTGCGCGATCTGTGCAGTTCCCAGAGTCATCGGCCTATATTCATTTCCTGGGCTGCGTTTCCGCTGCGATGCTTGGGCGCTTCACGGTTGAGTATCACGGCACGCAACAACCAACGGCGCTTTACGTTGTCACTAGTCAGCCTCCATCGACGGGGAAGTCTGCTATCAACTCACTCTCCCTTGCTCCAATGATTTCGGAGACTGAGCGACTCAACGAGATCCGCAAGCGTGATCGAAAGAAGATCATGGCGAAGCTTTCGGCGCTGGCGAAGGAAATGAAGCAGGAGAAATCACCGTCAGATATGGCGGCGCTGTTCGAAGAGAAAGAAGAGTTAGAAGAAAAGCTTGAGCGCCTTTGTGATATCGTGTTTCCGGTATCTGATACCACACCAGAAGGCCTGGCGCGCATTAACAACCGTCAAGGCAACTTCGCCGTGATCTCGGACGAAGCAACAAGCGTTAACTCCCTTCTGGGCATGACCTACGGCGACGGCTCGAAGAAAACAAACAGCGAATTGGTGCTTAAAGCGTGGGATGCGGGCAACGTGTCGATCGCTCGTGCTAACGCGGATAACAATATGTCATTCGTTGCGCTGGGCTGCATTTCTGTTATCGCCCAAGATGAGACAATCAACGCCATCATGAATGCAGGCGCGCGCGGTATCGGTGTTTCTGAGCGTTTCTTGTTGGTGCGTGAGGAGTCTTTCTTAGGCCGTCGCCAGTTCGTCAACGAGCAAGGCGAATCGACTTACGAGCCGATCGATGGAGGCCTAAAGGCCGATTACTTCAAGCTGGTTCACGCGATCATGAGCGAAGTAGATGTGAAGTTGACGGTTAGCCCGTCCGGTATGCGCTACCTGAACAAAGCGCGTCAGGAAATGGAGCCTCACCTTGCAGACGGCGGCAAGTATTCCCACACCATGTTACGCGGTGCCCTGGGTAAGTTTGACAAGCAGGTAATCCGCATCGCATCCGTTCTGCATACTGTGCGCAACTGGTTTAGCGAGAAGGGATCGGCGGCAAAGTCTCGTGAGATCGAGTTAGACACGATGCAAGAGGCGATCATTATGTTTCACGAGTTGAGTAAAACGTATTTATCTTCCGCAAACGCCGCTGGGCACGCTGGGGATAACGCGGAAATGAACAAGCTTTTAGACATAATGAGCCGTGGAGCAAAGAGCGGATCGCCTAAAGGGGTTGTTAACGTCCGTTCTCTGTATGAGGCGGCGCGAAAGGTGAAGCCGTTCGAAGGCCAGGCCGGAACAATGACGCGCATCAAAGATCACCTACTCCCTCAACTGGAGGAAAAGGGCTATTGCTGCGTGATTGGTGATAAAGTTTACGTTAACCCTCGCCTCCTGGGATGATGATATGTTTCTTCTTGACATTTACCGCTTTTGTGAGTCTTACGAAAAATTCAACCGTCAGCATTTGGCGGTTTTCATCTTCAAACATCGTGAGTGTGAGCGATTAGCCCGCGCCGCTGGAGTAACGCCCAGATTCTTCGCCTCAAGCGCATCTAAGGAGTTTTGCGCAAGGATGATGGGGTTGGGTTACTTATGGGGAGAAAATCGCTGGTATGGGGCAAAGGGAGCGCAGAAACGCCCCTTTGAATTTGATTTCAGGTGCTATGGCGGAGACAAAGACCGATACACCTGGGAAATGATGAATATTGAGAAATTGAGCGATGAGGAATTATTCGGAAAGGCAGGGGCTAATTAACGAGGTGATCCGGTACAGCGCGGAGCATGGGTTGACTGAAGATCAGTTAAACGCCGCGCTCCTGTCTCTGATCAATACCTCAATGCGGGCGGGTAAGAAGATGGAGCACACGTTATGCAACCAGGATGGGGAATTGATCTTGCTCGTGCAGAGATTCAAATAAAAAAAAGGAGCCGTTAGGCTCCTTTCTCATATCGTCGTTTCCGTAGCGCAGACGCGCCCAGCAAAATAAACAGACCAACAACGCCAGATAGCGCAATCCATCCGGCAACATCGCCGCCTTCCTGATTCCTGATCTCAATCTTATCGGCCTTGATGGTGTCAGCCGTTATGCTTGAGGCGCTGGTTTTCTTTCCGTTAGACGTGTCAACCTTGCCAACGGTTGAATCTTTGATGGTTGTCTCAACCTCGCTGGATTGGTCAACCTTGCCATTGATCCCAACCGTCTGTTTCGTGTTTTCCGCGCCAGCCTGCGCGCTGATTTCTGGCTTGCTGCCGATTAAACCAGTCAGGGCAGACGTTGCCGAACAACCACAAATGACAATTGCGCTTAACCCGATGAAAATCCACTTGATTAATTTGTAAAGCCTTTTCATTTTTTCAGATCCTTCATGCAATATTCATATTCGAAGCCACGGCGATTTTTAAGGCCTTTCGACTTCTCTTTTTTGCCCGTTTTCGGGTTGTAGAAGTAAACCCATGACCACAACTGATTACACGCGCCCTTGAGATCGCCAGCGTTGGTGAGTTTCAGCATGGTTGATTTACGATAAGCGCCCGTGCCTGCGTTGTAGGTGAAGCTGTACATTGCCGCGCGGAAAGAGTCCGGCACATCAACTTTGATTTGCTTGTCAACTTCCGCCTTCGCAACCGCTAAATGCTTCATTAGCAATGCGTCACACTCGCGCTTCGTGTACCGCTTACCAATGATAACGTCTGATCCTGTGATGCCTGCGCACACAGTAGGGATGCCAGCGATATCGTAATAAACATCGTATTTGACATCCTCAAACTTTTCGATTAACGGAACCGTTGCGGCAAGCGCTGCGCCAAATGCCATGCTTGCGATCTTCTTCATCGTCATTTACCCCTGATTTTTAGCGCCGTTTGCAAGTCGCCTGCGTCAATGGCCTGGCGGATAGCCTTGCTGTCTTTGTATTTCCAGTATGCGCCCCAGAAGCCAAACAGGACGAAAAATACGAAGGTTGCGAACGCAATGGCTAGCTGCCCCGTTGCAACTCCGGTGAATGTAGCGCCGCCAGCGCCGGAAGTGATAGCGTTAATGACCTCGCGCATGAGATCCCCCTTTGAAATAGTTGTCAATGATTTAATTAAGTAAGGCCAATAATACAGCACTTTTTGACAAACGAGAAGCACAAAAAAGGAGCCTCGAAAGGCTCCTATTGGGTAAGGTGATGATTCTATTTCTTTTCTTCTATCGGAATAAATTCAAGATAGTGACCTTCAAGCGGCGCGTGAATTGCGGAGCCTTGACCATCGCGGATCTCATACATACCGCCGATATCAACCGCGCGATATACTGCTCCGACATAGTAAGGCAGTGATTTTGAATCATTCCGAATGCAGCGAACTTTCATTTTAGAACCCTTTAAAATTTGATGCCAGGTGAATGACGGAAAGTAAAGCGGCGGTGACTACAGCGCCCAGAACGAAAGGGATTACGTAGCCTAAAACAAACTTTTTCATAATGTTTTCCTCTTTGGTTGGTATAGCTGGAGTATGCCGGATTACTCCGGCAATTGTTTAGCTTTTCGTGCTATTTCCTGCCATTTCTGGACGATACACGAAACGCCCGATTTCGCCAAACTCTTTTGAGTAGACGATCACCGCCGCTTGACGATATGAGCGCCAGCCGCCGCGCGCTGCGTAGGCATCTTTTGCGCCTAACTGCCCATGCACTTCATCAATCCCTAAAGTGCCCTCTGTGATCGTCTGGTGGTGCCAGTGCCCAGAGTGGGTGTAAATGTATTTGCTGGTGCCGAACTCTTCGCGGAAGTCCGTAGCCATCGCCGCAAGGCGCGTTTCTGCTTTCTTCATCGTGTGCCCGTGAGTGTATCCTAACAGCGTTTTGCCCCACTTCGTCCGGTGCAGAATCATTGGGCTAACGTCAACGGTGACGCGCGGCTCATCTTCATAGAATGCAGCCATTGCAGCACGAAGCCAAATCATGCCCGCCTGGTCATGGTTCCCCTCGATGATCTGGATCTCAACCTCTGCGTGCTTGTCCAGCATTTTTGCAACTGCGCGGCGAGTGGAGCGGATCGCAACATGCACAAGTTTAGCGTAGCGTGAGTCCTGATCGAGAACGTGACCGCTTGCAGGTGTTACAGCGTCCAGGCCGTCAGAGTGAAGGAAGTCACCGCCGATTAACAGAACTGCTTTTTTCGCTTCCGGCGCTACGTTTACGGCGTAGTTGAAGAAGTCTCCCAGCACCTTTTCTGAAATGTCAGTGCTGTAGTTTTCGCCGCACTCGTGCTTATGAGCCATAGCGCCAATGTGCAGGTCAAAGACCGGATAAAGAGCAAGCTGATCTTCTTTCCAGTTGTGAACCAGTGGGGCTGGCTGTGCTGCTGCTCGCGGCAACTCTTCGCAAAACGCATCAATAGCCGCATCCATCATGGCTGCTAACTTCTCGCGATCCTGATCGGTCTTAACCCATCGGATCACCTCTTCGCCATTCGCGCGAATCATGGTTGACGTGCCCTTTACTGCGAACCCGTCCGGCACATGGCGGCTAACAGTGCTGTTACCGTGCCCGTGGCCTTTCTTCGCCAGGCGTGCGCAACGCTGCTCAACTGTGCGCTGATTCATGCCGTACTCTTCCGCGATCTGGCGCTGTGTTTTGCCTGATTCTCGCTCTGCGATTAACTGCTCATCTGAAATTTTGCGTTGCATTTTCAATCCTTACATAACAATAAAGTACATTAAAATAAAACCGATTACGGGAGGCAATACTATAGCTAAAATTAGTTTCATGCTACCTTTTTCAACCAGTGATCAAGATCTTTCGGGTTGATAAACTCGCCAGCCGTTTCTGTTTCAGCCGTAGCCATCATACCAGTGGCGGGGCTGAAATACATCAACTTATAGCCTCCTCCGCGCGAGCAAAGCACATCTTCAAAATCAGGCGGCAACCAATCAGAGAAAGGGATTTTTCTGTAATCACCATCCGTTATGCGCTCAACCTCTGCATACTGGAAGGGGTCAAAGTTCAAGCCTGGTAAGTTCATTTCTTGCCTCGTGCGTCTTTCAGATATTCCGCCAGTGATTTCGATGGCTGCGTTGCAACTGCGATCCTGTTTGACTTGCGCGGCCTCTCTTCGATGAAAGTCATCTTGCCGTTGTAGATTAGGCACACATCTTTAATGTCGAAGTATTTGGCGATCAGGGCGATATCATCGCCCATTCCAGCTTCTTTCATGTGCTCCCAAACGGCTCGCTTGCCCTGCTCAACGATTAACATAATGTGCCGTCATGCAGGTTGAAGGCCGTAGCCATTTGCTCAAGCGTGCCAACTGGTTCATGACCATATGCGGCGCGAAGATAAACAACCGCGATCGCCTCGTCAAGCCCTCCATTATCACCCAGGGCGATTGATTCACGCGCGCATGATTGCGCCAGGCGCAGAAGGTGAGGCATCAAGATTTTGCCGCGTGACTCTGTGAAATTGTAGGTGCTAACGGTTTTTGAGTAATCGAAAGTGCGTTTCATTTTCTGCTCCAGTTCGGTTGGTATAGAAATAATTATACCCGCACGGCGGCGGGTATGTTTAGCAATTAGTGCTATTCGAACTCTTCGGGGTTTTCAGCCTTGAACTCTTCAAGGTCTTTGGCGATTAGCGCGCCCCATTCAATGATATCCTTCGGCGCTATCTCTTCAAAGCTCATATCAAGAGAGTTTGCCAGCTTGAAGGCATCTCCAGTGAATCCAGCCATTTCAAGCTGTGCGCAAACAAGGCCAACAAATAAACATTTCAGGCCGATCTCATTCAGTCTAACGTTGCGATCTCGCATCTTAAACACTCCGCTTGCGTGGTTTTTTACGGCTAACACCTGGGCAAATCTCGCTTACGGAAACGTAATGCGTTTGTTGTGTCTCGCCTTCTTTCAGTTCGCGCATGATGAAAATCACGCTGCCTTTGTTATTGCCGTCAACTGGTTTTCCGGTTAGCCCAGAGATAAAGGCCAGGCGTCCGGTTCGGCAGTATTCCTGCTGGTCAATCTCTGTGATCTCTGCCTCAATCCAGATGACCTCCGCCGCGTTTGCTCGCGCTTCGGCAAACCATGCCGTTGAGTTGTCGCCAGGAAGAAGCATATCAATCTGGTTGCCGTGCTCCATCTGCTCAATCGCCTTTTTAACGAAAGGATCGGGATGTGAGTACGGAGGATTGAGCCAGATGTGCTTGTCTTTGCCCCACCAGATTTTCAAACAGTTGCGCTTTTCGTCGTAGAACTTTTCACACACTGCGTTGTTTTCGCTCGCTGCCGCGTCAATGTCATACTTGCCGTAACGCTTTTCCATCCAGCCGATAAGCTCGCGATCGGTAGCCCACAAATCGCGCACAACATCCGGCGTCTTGCTTCCGGCATAACGGTTGCCCGTAACCTGATAGAACGTGTCCGGCTTGACCGCCGAATAATGCCCGCAACCTGGAACGAGCGCGTTTGTGATGAAGTTCTCACGCTCAACCTGTTCGAAGGTTACGAATGCGTCATGAGTGTCTTTGTCTGCAACGTCTTTCATAGTCTTATCTCATTTGGTTTCGATGTGGAGATTATGCCGGATTGCTCCGGCACGTGTTTAGCAATTCGTGCTATTTCAACATATCTTCGATCGCTAATTTAAACTGATCCAGACCGTATGCAACCGCCGCGAATCCTCCGCGCTCGCGAACGTCAAGCAAGAAAGCTTTCTGCTCTTTGCTAACTGGTGAGGCTTTGGCCTTGCCGCTCTTGTTGGTTCTCTTCAACTCAATCGCTGCAAATGCGTACTTGCGATCGTGATGACCAATCAGGATTACGAAGTCGCTCACGCCCTTTTTTAGCCCCGCCTGCTCATCACGAAGGGCGGAATTGATATGCTTTTTCCCTTCGTTGACTGTGTGCCAGAATAAAAGGTTCGGGTAGTGATAGCGCAGCCATGCCACGCAATCAACCTGGTGTTTGTCCTCTTTCCACGTGTCCAGCGGGTTAGCCTGGTAATACTCAAGATATTCGCCTTTATCGGTGATCATACGTTTACCTCAATACCAAAGTCTTTGCGGGAAATGATATCCTCGCCCTTGCCATTCTTGCGATGTGTCACGCGTACTGGCTTCATGATGTGATGCACGTTTTGCATGATTAGCCGTGCGCTTCGGTAAGCCCCCATTAACTTTGAGATCCTACTGTCTGCAACGTGAGGCTCAACGCCTTTCTTCTTCCAGAGTGTGCCGCAAATCTGCGCCTGTGACTCTGGGAAAAACTTCTCATAGGCCGTGAACTCAACGCCCATATTGTCACGCAGACTGTAAGTGTAGATGATGCCCGTTTGATTTCTGGTTAGACCAACACTGAAATCAAGCACTTCGCACCAATCGTTTTTAGTGTACGCCTTGCCTGTTAGATTCTCGTTAGGATCTTTCAAGCTAACATCACAATGCCTACAGATTCGCGCTACAATGTCATTTTGCGTGCCGCAGCCCTTCACAAGCACTTCGCCTGTTCGGTTATCGATCTGATCTTCACACTCGCGAGACTTCCAGAAGTGCTCACAGCGGTTTCCGTTCCCATCCTTCTTGATGCAGCGACGGGCAAAGAAACTGTTTTCCGTTCCGCAAATCGGGCACTTCTTCGGCTCCTTCTTCGAGTCGAATCGGCGTTGATACTGCGCCTCCTCCAGAATCGGATCAAAGTAAAGCTGCCCTAATTCGTCCATCGTTCCGGCGAAATCCCAAACAAGGTGATCTTCCTTAACCATGCTATAAGGCGGCAACTTCTGCCACGGCTTCAACAATCGCATCCCGCGCCCCAGCAACTGAATCAGAAGGGTGAGGCTTCCGATCTTGCGGAGTATGACAGAGAAATCCCAGAATGGAACGTTCACGCCAGTTGTTAGCGCCACAACCTGGAAAATGTACTTTATCTTGCCCTTGTTGGCATCCTCTAAAATCTGCTGGCGCTGCTTTGTTCCGGTCTTTTCCGTGATGATGGCGTAAGTTGCATCCGGTGGAAGATAGCTTGCGGCCTCTTTGCAGTGGCGCTGCCCAGAGCAAGTGATCAGCACTCCGTTTCTGTTTTGAGCCTCCTTCACAACCGCTTCAATGATCCGCTTTGTCATGCTGGCGTTATCGTGGATTTTCTTTTCCATCTTCTTCATTTCGGCTGCGCTAAAGTCTGCCGTACCATCCTGACCGGATGCCTTAAACTCGCTCAAGTCATAGCCCAGGCCTTCCGTGCCGCCAAACACAGTGGGAACAACTGAACCGAATTCGATAAGATAATTCGTGTCGATGTTCGTTACCTGCTCACGCCAGAAGCCAGGCAGTTTCATGTTCTCAACCAGAATGGGGGTTGTTCCCCTGAACTCCGATCCCGTCATTCCGAAGATGCGAAGCTCTTTACCATGCACGCGCTTGCAGCGCTCTTGCAGGGTGCGAATGATTACGGTGTACTGCGCGCGGCCTGCGCCTGGTGCAACGGTATTCATCTGCTCAAGCAGGCTTGAAATCTTGATCCCTGGCTCACATACTTCGCCGTTAATCATGTATGCCTCATCCTTCGGGCGGCTCATTTCTTCATAGCTTTCTTTCTTGTCGATCGAATCTGCAAGATCTTCCCAATCAACCTGGTGGCATTCATCAATGCCCAGCACGAATGGAACGAAATCGCCAAGCGCCTTAAACAGACCATTCGCAACGGTTCCCTCTGAACCAACGATAATGGGGAAATATGCCGATTTTGTGTTTAGGCCTGCGCAGTAAACGCTATTTGGAACGCCGAAGTTTGTGATCTCTTCGCTATCCTGCGCCACAATGTCGCCCTGGCGCGCAAGAATCATCGCGGGCAACCCCTTTGGGAATTTATCACTGATCATCTGGCTAAGGCGCTTGCAGACCATCGCGAAGCCAATCGTTTTGCCAGCCGATACGGAGGCTTTAACAAAGAATGGGTGCTGATACTTTCCGATCCGCTTCCCGATCTCGTCAAACATCACGCATTGATACGCATAAGGCACAACGCCGTTGAAGGTGTAGGCCTCTTGAATTTCCTTTATTTTGGCTTCGCCCAACTCTGCAATTTGTTTCTTGATGCTCTTAATTTTCATGGTGATTAAATGCCTTTGAGGTTCGTTCGATTACGGCTATAATACACGCTATCGAATAGAATGTTTAACAAAAAGTGCTATCGGGGGATTTATGATTGAAGTTGACAAGCGAGCCATTAACGGGAACAACGGAACGCAGCGCGGCGCAGACAAGAAGAAGCGCAAGCGGCCTACAGGCTACTACGTTCTGAAAGATGAAGTAAAGGCCGGATTGCGTGCCCGCCTTGAAATGCTTATCGAGTTTTACGGCTCGAAGGCCAACGTTTGCCGTGAGTTGAAGATCTCAAACTCACTGCTCACCATCTGGATTAAAAACGGCATGATTTCCGCGCGCGGGGCGCAGAAGGCGCACAACGCATATAAGCGAAATGGGGCTAAGGGCTTTCGCGCTACATGGTGCCGACCAGATCTCACCTTCGACGGCAACGGCAAGCCATTAACAGTGCGATGCAAAAAGCGTGAAATGATGCGTGTGGTTCGTGAGGATGAGTTAGCCCACAAGCCGGAACAACCATCATGGAAACGGATTAAGCGCGAGCGTGAGGCAGCACTAAAAGCTAAAGAATAAGCCAGAGGTTGTGCCATAATCGGTGCAACCTTTTTTATTGCCGGAGCAAAAGCAATGAATGAAATGTTTCAGAAAGAAGAAGTATTGCCGTACATGAAAGGCCTTTGGCGTGAGGCTTTGCAGTCTGTTTGCGGCGTGCCATCAATCGTGTTCAACAAAAAACACCAGAGTTGCCCGTCATGCGGCGGTAAAGACCGATTCCGCTGGACTGATAAACTTGAAGAGCCTGGCGACGGCGGCGCTTACTGTAACAGTTGCGGAGCGGATAAGGGCATTGGCTGGATGATGCGCTTAACTGGCGAGCCGTACAGTGAAGTGATTAACATCCTGGGGCGCTTTCTGGGTAAGGTTCCGCAAGAGTATCGCGTTAAGGCAAATAAGCGGGCAACCAGAGACAACGGCTACACGTTTGGGAAACAGATTGATCACGAGGCCTGCATTGAAGTAATGAGCCGCACAGAATTGCGCTCAAGCACGCCTCTAACGGTCTTTGAAGGTTTATACGGCGAATCGTACAGCGTAGGAGTTAAATCGCGTCCTGATGGGTCTGATGAGTTTATCCACGCGTTGCCGTGCCATATGGTGCATGATGACGGCCTTGATGATGAAATGTGCAACATAATGTTTGCCTTCGAGGATGGAAGCCGATCGTTTCTTGCAAAGGATTACACGCGGGGAGCGGTGATAAAAGTCGGAGAGAGTGAGGGCGCGATCTACCTGGTGAATGATTGGGCTGATGGCGAGCGGGTGAACTTCGCAACCAATCAGGAAGTCTGGGTTTGTACTGATGCAAGCAACCTTGAGATCGTGGCGTATCGTTACAAGGGAGAGCGGGAATTGCGCGTTGCGTGCCTTGCTGATGACCTGCAAACGCTTTACATGGCAGATGATCGGGAGTTGAAAGTTATCGTGCCGAACGGATCGGACTTCAAAACAGGGATGCGGCGGCAACTATTTAACGCGCAGGATCTTATTGACTCTGCGGAGTGAATTTAAACCCTCTTCGGAGGGTTTTTTTGTGCCTGAAACATTGCTACAATGGCCTTTAGCAATTCGTGCTATTAACAAACAGAAGGATTGACAAATGGCTATTTACAGAACGGGCACGGCCTCGCTAAATGCCCAGGGCGTTATTGTGGGGGTTGGCACCAACTGGCAAGACAAGCTGTCTCTTGTTCGCGTTGGCGCAACCATGATTTTTCAAACTGCACCGCTAACGATCTGCACTATCTCATCAATCGTTAGCCCAACCGAAATGCGGGCAACTGCTACGGATGGCGCAGTTGTGGCGGCTGGCACGAAGTATGTGATCTTGTTGCACGATTCCATCACAGTTGACGGGCTGGCGCAGGATGTGGCGGAAACGCTACGTTACTACCAAAGCAAAGAAACCGTAATCGAAGATGCGATCGAGTTTTTCCAAAACTTCGATTGGGAGCGTATCGTTGCAATTGGCAACCAGGTAAAGGCAGATGCACAAACGGCCAGCACCGCTGCGACCAACGCCAAAACCTCTGAAACCAACTCGAAAGCGTCAGAGAATGCGTCGAAGGCATCACAGACGGCGGCGGCGGCATCACAGACGGCGGCTAAGACCTCAGAGACTAACGCCAAAGCTTCTGAAACTGCGGCGGGAACTTCTCGCACTGCGGCTGCATCTTCTGCAACTTCGGCGGCTGGTTCAGCAAGTGCGGCTTCTGGGTCTGCAACTGCTGCCAAAACGTCAGAGACTAACGCCAAAACGTCAGAGACTAACGCAAACTCCAGCAAGGTTGCTGCGGCGGCATCGCAGACGGCGGCGGCTGGTTCAGCAAGTGCGGCTTCTGGATCTGCAACTGCTGCCAAAACGTCAGAAACTAACGCCAAAACGTCAGAGACTAACGCAAACTCCAGCAAGGTTGCTGCGGCGGCATCGGCTGCCACGGCAACGCAGCAAGCGGATCGGGCAAAAACGGAGGCGGATAGAGCGGCTAGCGCTAACCCTGATAACCAGTTGAAGAAGGCTAATAACCTTTCTGACGTGGCGAACAAAGAGACATCAAGGAATAACCTTGAGCTTGGCGTTGGTAACTCCCCAACATTCCAAAACCTGTATCTTAATAACGCTTTGGAGATTAGGCGAAATAGTGATGATTCCGCACCGTCTGGATCATTAGTTGCCAGGAGAAACAGGGCTGATGGCACAACGATTGTAACAAGCGAAAACAGAGCAAACGCAAACGGGTCTGTTGAGTGGATTAAGCGTGACGGAGCAGGGGTTCCCAGAACAATAGCCATTACAGAGGAGAATTACGTAACATTCAACTCCTTGACTCCAGCCCCAGCGAATATTGAAGTTGGGATTAAAAACCCGAACGTTGCATCTTACGTTGATTTTCACTACGGCGGAAAGTATGACTATGACGCAAGGATAATTTGCGACGGAATGAACTCCGATCAGATTGGTGGCGGAAACTTGAGATTCCACGCTGGATATACGAGCATTATCTCTAAGGGTTCCACTTACATTGGTGGGGGAAGGTTGACTGTTGAGGCGCAAGACGTAAACTTTAACAGTTCAAAGATCGCAACTTCATCGCCGGAGGCGTCTATTGCGATTAGGCCAGCGACGGCTGGTTATTCCCACTATATCTTGTTTAACGATCTATCAAAGAATACTGGATATATTGGAAACCCTTCAAACACCACGGATGATATGGTTTTCCATAACTATACTCACTCGTCAAACATAACTCTTAGCGACAGAATCAGGCTTGCCGGAAAAGATACTGAAACGGCTAACCTTTTCGTTAACGGATCGAGCGTTTACATTAGTGGCGGTGCTGGGACATCAAACACCCACTTATGGTTACGGAACACTAGCGGAAAAAACCGCGCCGTGATCTATTCTAACGATACACAGATGCTTAACCTGCGATCTGATAACGTCGGTACTGGCGCTTCAGGTCAGCAGTTAACGCTAAACGGTGCTACTGGTGAATGTCGAGCCACAACCTTCACCAGTACGTCTGATGAAAGGGCGAAATTCTGGATTAAGCCAGTGGTAAGCGCACTTGATAAGATCTGCCAGCTTAACGGCGTGACTTATTCAATGCACACCACGATCCAGGACACTGTGAGAAAGGCTGGTGTTATCGCTCAGGATGTTAAAAAGATTCTGCCGGAAGCGGTAACGGAAACTGATTATAAGGGGGTGCTTGATAAGGAATGCAGGGAGATAGAAAAACCTCTGGGCGTTGATTATTCTGCCCTATCTGCGCTTTACGTTGAGGCATTCAAGGAGTTAAAGAAAAAGGATGAGGAGAAGGATTTAAGGATCGAAAAACTGGAAAGCGATGTTGAAGAGTTGAAGGCGTTGGTTGCAGCGCTTACTGCGAAATAAAAAAAGGAGCCGAAAGGCTCCTTTTCTTTTACCCCCATCAGAATGGGATATCGTCATCAAACTGATTTCCGCGATTCGGTGGCGGGTTGTTTTGCTGCTGCGGTTGTTGCGGTTGCCCCCAGCCTTGTTGCTGCTGATTCCCGCCCTGATGGTTTCCTCCGCTTTGCTGCTGCGCGCCGCGTTGACTAAATACCAGTTGCGGGCGGATCATTTCGGCGGTGGTGTATACAGTGCCGTTGCTGTCTCGGCTGGTGATGTTCAGCGTGTCGCAGGAGATTGAAACAACCTTGCCCAACTGGAACGCTTCATCGTACCAGGAGAGCATGTTTTCGTTAGCGAAGAAAACTGCGCGGTAGTTGGTGTAAACGGTCTGTTCCTGCCCTTCAACCTTAACTTTCATTCGCTCTGACAGGTCAACGGCGTACATCTTCCAGCGCCCATTGTTGTTGCTTCCGTCTTTGGTGTATGGAGCCTTTCGGATCTCGCCAGTGATAGTGTGCGGCATGTTCTTTTCCTCTGTGATTGGGGGCTTTCGCCCCCGTTAATATTTAACCGAAGTTTTCGATTTCAGAACCGGAGTTTACAACCTTTTTCTCTGGTTGGCTAGGCTCTTGTTTTTCTGGCTGCGGTTCCGGCTGCGCCTCTGGCTTATGCGCATTTCCTGGGAAGCCACGACGCGCTCCAGCCGTCAATTCTGCTTTGCGCTTCTGCAAGTGGCCTTCTGCAATCTTCCATTCTGCCGCGCTCAACTTGCTGCGTGCGTCTGCGTGAATCTTGCCCAGCATTTCGAGATCTTCGCAGGCCTCAACCAGTTTCTTGTAATCCGATGCGGTGCGCTTTGCGATCTCTGCGTCGTCATCGGCCTGACTAATGCCAAGCACTGCGCAAAGTGCATATCGGCGACCGTAGGACGTTGTTGATCCGTACTGCTGCGCCTTCGTTCCTTCGATCGGCATCTGATACTCAAACGCCATGAACTCGCCTGATTCATGGAGAATCATCGTTTCTATGTACATCAACTTTTCCGTGCTTCGATCGAGCGTCGATTGAATAACCATCAATTTATTTTCTTTCATTGACGGCGTGATCGCCTCTAACACGTCATCAAGGTTGGCGTAGTTGTTGCCCAGGTGCTTGTTGTGCCCAGACTTTTTAGCAAGTGCAAAATCAGCCTTCGCCGCAATGAGTGCCTTCGCTACCGTGGAAAACGTTTCTGATGTGCGCATTTTCATTACCTTCTTTGTTTGTTTGATTGAGGCTCATTATACCGTATGAGCCTCTTTTTGTTTAGCTTTTAGTGCTATTTGTTTTCGCCGTAAATATCAGGATGTTGGCGCTTGATGTAATCCGGCGTTTGCAGGTGAACGAATGGCGCGCCGTTTGCGTAAGAAGGCCAAACATCATCACGGCTGCTGATCTCGTACTGGTGAATAACGCTCATGTACTGCTTGCGCCCGTGAATGATCTGCTCTTTCGTCATTGGTCGAGCCAGAGGCAAGAATGGCGCTTTCTTTTCCTGGGTTAGTAGGACAACTGCGACGGGGCGCGTTTCTTCAAACACATTGACAAACAAATCACGCTGCAAAGCCATCTTCAAGTAATAGCCCAGATCAAACGCCTTTCGATCGAACTCGTGAGGGTTGGCGCTGGTCGTTGTCTTATAGTCAAGAATCAGCACAATCTCTGGGTTAATCTCTGGGTTATAGCCCAGCAACTTAATCATTTCAGGATCGCTGATTGTTGCGCAGTAATCCAGGCGAACTTTGACGTTCACGCCGTTTATTTTGCCGAACAATGAAAGCTCGTGCATCGCTGCCGGATCGTTCATGAGTTGTGCGTATTCCGGTATAGACTCCAGCACCTTACGCATTGAAACACAGGCATCATAATCTTCGGCCTTTACCAACTCAACGCCATCGTGCGCCGCCTTTGATTGCGCGATCAGATCTTCAATCCACATTACGTTAAGATCTTCACCGCAATCAGCGTATATTTTGCAAAGCTCTGGATATTGCTTCCCGCTTGTACCTGTCAGGCCGAAGCTTTTCAATTTAGCCGCGAATGCTGCTTGCGAAGTGATAGCATCCTTGAAATCTTCAACGAACGGGGCGCGTCGGTAGGTTGATGCGAATAGCTCGTTGCTTTCAAAGTTGGTGTGCGCCTGTGTGCCGAACTCCAGCGCCGCCGTTGGCTCATTCTCTTCGAAGCGCCACTTTGCCAGGCATGATGAGTGAATTTTACCCAGGCTTGAACCGGAAACATAGTCGAACGTCCAGGCTTCTTTATCGTGATAAAAGTCGTTCGGCATTTCATCGTTTGTGAACCAGAAAAAATCCGCTTGCGGTTTGGTAGGTGTCATCTGTAAATCCTCGCTTGTGGTTGATGTGGTGGAGTATACGCGATTGGTTTGATTCGTCAATGTTATTTATTCTGTTATAAGTGTTATTTCTTGTTATAGCTATCGTGCAACAAGAAAAATGCTTGAATATCAACGCTGTTCTATTTGTTCAATATGTTTCACCTTCTGCGGGGGGTATGTGTGTTTGCATCTGCCACAATACCCACACAAAACACTCAAGTAATATTTTTGCAGATACACGGAAAGATAGTGAAACAACGATAACAGGTATAACAAACAGAGTAATATAATAATGATGATTATTACTAAACCCTTATTATATATAGATATTATTGTATTATTTCACTGGGTGAGTCTGTGCAAAAAGTAGCCAAAACACTGTCCGGCGCAAATCTGAAACAAGCGATAACAAATAGAACAACTGGCGCTCTGTTATTTTTGCTTCTTCCTGCGCCCTGGTGTATGATTTCGACTTAATCAAACGAATGGAGGATTCACCATGCCTGCTGGCCTGCAAGCCTGGGATGCAAGCGGAAACCTGGTTGTCGATCTTGGCGATTTCAGCACGCGCTTTGTTGTCCGGCAAAACATATCATTCCCGCGAACTACTCGCGCGGTTTCTTTCAACGTAGCTGGGCTGACTGGTGCCAACTCGTTCGCGGTTGTCATGGTGGCATCTGCTGGCGCTGTGTATAAACCCAGCTATGCAGCCGTGACGAAAAACGGCGGCGTTGATGTTCTTTACCTGCCAACAAGCAACCCGTTTGTTGATCAGACTCTTACCATTGAAGTTTACGTGTTTAACTAGGGGGCTTTATGTCAGGCTTTGAGGTACTTAATAACGCTGGTGTTGTCCTGATCAACTCCGATCAAAAGCATACGATCTTTGATTCCGTCTACACTCCGCAGCCGCTAATTGACGTTGGGGCTTACAGCCTAAGCACGCCATTTGGCGACGTTAAAGCCCTTGGCAATCTTCGCGATGGTGATAAGCGCAAGGATGGTTTTCTAACCTGGATTCAGTTTACAGGTAATAACCAGTGGGGCTACCCTGGCGCGGATATGTTCAGCACTAACGCAATCAGGATAATCAGGACTTCGAGAAACAAGGCGCTTGCGTCCGGCTATCTCGACGTATTCGACGCTTCCGGTAATCTTGTTTGGACTGCCGCTAGCGCCGCAACAATGCCTCGAATAATGGGATTCCTTGACGTTCCGGCGTCATTCAACCTTGAGGCTAACGTTGCCTCCGTGACTCCAGGTTTTAACCCCTTCTTTCTCTGGGATGCCTGTTACGGTGAATGGAGCGACGACGGAGAAACTCAGGGTTATTCCGGCAACCTCATGCGCTGGACGGGATCGCAGTTGCAGACATACTGGATCAGAAGAAACCAACGCTCTTTCTCTGAAATCTTCAACGGTCGCGGAAACCTCAAAATACCATACGCGAAATTCCAGGGTTACAACTAACCGCACGAATTGCTAAAACAAGCCCCGCAAATGGGGCTATACTCATTTCAACTTAACGAAACGAGGAAGTACCAATGAAAAAAATCATGCTCGCTGTGCTCTTCCTGTTGCCTTTAAATGCTATGGCTTTAAACATTAATATTGGCTATCCGGTTGATGCAAGCCGCCTCTCACTAACTGGCGAGGTTACTTTTAATCTTGATTGCCAGAATAAAGAAATCACCATTCAGGAATCAAGCAACGTGATTTTCGATAAGCACCTTCGAAAAAACGTTAGCGTGATGTGCTACAAAGACCAGGGCAACTACTCCATGAAGTTCGCCTTTGGCAAAGGAAAGATGGGGCGCGATGACATGATCGCATCACAGACTTCCCGTTACCTACCAGATCCCAACAAAATCATCTAAAATAAAAGGAGCCTTTCGGCTCCTTTTTTATTACCACAATCCCATACGAACACGAAGGCGGTTGTTTGCGTCATAGATCTGGATGATGTTGTTGCTAATTACCATCCGGCCTGTGCCAGCCTTGCCGTTAAGCTCAAAGTTACCGTTTTTGTCAATCTTCCAACCTGTCTGACCTGCAACATAGTTGTTTGACTGAATCACATTACCGATTTTCGCGTTTGTGATCGAGCCGTCTTTGATGAAAACAGACTGCATGAATACTTGCGCGCCTTCGATAACAAACGGGAATTGCGCCAGCGTTCCGCCGCTGATTCTGCCCACTGCGAAGCGGTCAACATCAAACAGCATTTGCGCTTTCGGTGCCGCTGCCGTTCCAACCAACTGCATATTCATTCCGGCGTTGTAGTCAACCCCATTGTACTTAACGCCCAGCTTCAACGTATAGCTTGAGCCAATCGACGTGCCATTAACCCAGGAGTCAAGCTTTTGGCTTGCCGTTGCTGCCGCCTGGTTAGCGGTATTCTGTGCATTTCCCGCCGCTTGGTTAGCGTTGTTCGCGGTATTCTGCGCCGTTGTTGTCTTGGCTTCAACTTGAGTGATCGCCGTTGCTCGCGCGCTCGCCTCGTCTGCAATTGCCTTGTCAACGCGGGTGATAGCCGCTTGCGTTTCAGTTCGCAGATCGCCAACCTGTTTTGTGAATTTCGTATCAAGCGAGGTGATCGCCTGCGCCCGCGCCTGCTGCTCGTTAACAACCGCCTCATCAAGCCTGCCGATGTTAGCGTTTGCACTTGCCAGGCCGTTTGTGAATTTCACATCAAGCTGTTGAACCGCTTTCACTCGCGCTTCTTCCTCGGTTGCGATCGCCTCGCGTAGCGTGATGATCTGCCCCTGGATATCGTCGCCAATGCTCGCCCTAAGCTCTTCGATTGCTGCAACTCGCGCCTCTGTTTCTGTAGCGATAAGCTCAACTGCCTTGCCGTATTCGGCCTTGCGGTTGCCGTTCTGCTTGCGAGTCCAGATCAGATTGTAATCGTTAGCCAGTGCGTTCTGAATATCAGTTTGCGCCTGCTCACGAATCTTGTTTGCGCTGTCGATAGTGCTTTCTGCAAGCTCCTTGAACCCTTCGGAATTTTCAATGTCAATCTTGATTACGTCCATGATCTGATCAACGTCATCAGAGGCCATGCCGCGCACAAACTTTGTCCATTGCGAAACATTCCCGATCCTGTCAACACTGCGGATTCGATACCAATCAACGAAGCCAGCCGGAAGTATTGAGTGCCAGTATTCATACTGCGGGTAAGGAATCATAGTTAACAGGCTTGCATTCTGCGCCGTGCCGTCAGGCGATTGGTGCAACTCAATATAAGCCGTGTCCTCTGATCCAGTAGGCATTCCCCACTTAACGCGAATCCCAAACACTTCGTTATCCGTAGCCGTCAGGTTAATTGGTGTTGCTGGCTCACCAACTTTGCCCGTCAAGCCAACCGATACAACCGCAGACCACGGAGACATGTTATCGCCGCTTGAGATTGACCGCACGCGCACGTGATAGTTGCCGGAGTAAATTCCTTCGATCTCAACTTCACTGTTTGCGGTTCGTGGAACGTTGTTCCAGTTGCCATTATCCTTGCGCCATTGCACATCATAAGTGCTCGAATACGGTGCCTTATCCCAGCCGATAACCATCGTTTCAACACTCATGCCCTGGACAACTCGCGAGTAAGACGACACGCGAATGTTTTTAGGCGGCTGCATGTTGTCGGGATCAACGATGCTTGTCGGTCGGTCATCAATATTTACGCCGTAGTCGATTTCGTCGTATTTGTTCGGGTCGTACTCAACCGCCGTGATTGAATAGCAAAACTCATCGCTTCCATCGCCCTTGCTGATCTGCGTAACAACGTACTGCTGCAAAGTAACGTCTGTGCGGTCAATGGCGAAAACTGCGTTCGGCTTAACATCAAACCCGAAACCAACGTTCAACATAATCGTTTTGCCGTCTGCCGATACGTTCGAAATCGTGCGGCGAACCGGATTACCATCAGGCTTGTTTACGATGATGAAATCACCTGGGCGCGCATCAACTCGGAAGTGAGTAAACACCTGCAGGCCGCTAACTTCCATCGCTCGACCGGATAAAGAAAGCTTGTTGCCGCTGCTCCAGTGGTTGTCCTCAATTGCGATCACGTCGCCAATCATCGGAATCATCCCCTCCAGACCAGTTGCAAAGTTAACCGTTGTGCTGCGCAAGTTCGTTTTCAGAATCCAGCGCCCTCGGCGGTTTGCTTCGCTTCGGCGGGTGCATCCGATCGCCGTGATGCTCGTCGGGTTGTGCCCGAATCGCACGGAGGCTTCCAGATCAAAAACGCCTTCAACGTCCTGTTGATACATGTTTTGTTCATCGTCAAACGTCACGTTGCAAGTGGTGTACATGCTCTTTTCACTGGCGAAAGTGTAGGAGAATGAACCGTTAACCACGTTGTCATTCGTGAAGATGTAAGACGCTTCGCGCGGCCTGTCAATCACGATGGAAAGGCTTTCACCGTTCCAAAAGCTCATACCTCGGAAGATTGAGCAAATATCGCGCACGAGGTTATACGCTTCAATCTGCGACTGAATAACCACATCACAAAGATAGCGCGGCTCTGTTCCGCCCTTTCCGTCTGGAACCATCTGATCACAATATCGGCCTGCGTCGTAAAGGCTCCACTTATCAACCGCGATGCCTAACTCTCTTTGATCGAGTCCGTAGCGCTGATTGGTGATCAAATCGTACAGCACCCACGCTGGGTTATTCGTCCACGCCTTTTTGAATACGCCATCCCATGTGCCAACGTATTCGCGCAAAACAGGGTTGTAGTTGCTCGGAACGTTAACAAGTTTCCATTTCTTTTTAACGGAAATGTTCGGCATCTGCGGGAACATTTCAGAATCAAACTCAACGTAAACTAAACCCGTCAGGGGATAGCGGAACTTGGCATCAATCACTTCGGCGTAAGACTGAACCTGAATTTCATCAACGCGGCGCGCATCCGTTGAATCAGCCGTAATGCGGCGAACTCGCAGCAACACTTGATCGTTGAAAGCTGGCAGGTCTACGCGCTTGCTTCTGTCGTAACCCGACATTGTTTTTCCGTCGATCGTGTCTTTAAACACCTGCTGATAAGTTGCGCCATCAATCGCCATATCAACCGCGTATTCAACTTTGGTGCCAACCATATCGCCATCGGATTCGGTGTATACCATGCGCGGGGCAAGGATCTTGATTCTGATAGCCGAAAGCGTTTTATTGGTAACGGCGATGATGTAAGGGTTATCGGCCTTAATCACTCGCGAAACTGTAATTTCGCTGGCGGTGTCGGTGAAGCCCTTAATGTAATCCTGCGTCTGCGTACCTGGGCGAAACTCTGCAATGATTCCCTTGTAGTTCTCTTCGCCGGATGGCGCGATCACCGGAACGTCATTCAAATACAGATCTTTCAGCGAGAAATCTGGATCGCACTCGCCATCTGAAACGGCTAGCAATACCTTGATTTTGTTAATGGAGATTAAATTATCTTCCATTTCCTTTGGGGTTTTCGGCTTGCTGCTTCCACCCTTCCGGCCTGTCACTATCATGTTATTTTTCATAGTGCTTAACCTTTCGTGCTATTTAGTGAAGTTTCATTATACAGGCGTAAAAAAACCCGCGCAAGGCGGGCTTTGAATTACACCATATCTTCTGCCATACTCGCCGCCGAAAATACAGCGCCGCCAACCGTTCGCTTCCCATATGGTAACGGGATCGGATTTCCAGCCGCCGTGGTATTCACCGCGCCGCCGAAGGCATAAGAAGGCCTATTTTTGCTGCTCTGGATTTCCATCTTTGCGCCGCCCTGCTGCGGTGAAATCATCTGCATAACACCACCCAGAACCATCGCGCCGCCCATCATGAAGGCAGACGTTGCAAACGTTCCCATTAGCGCCAGCGATGCGCCGCCAGTGTAGAATGCTGCAACCATCATCACCGCACCAACAACAATTTGAAAAAGCCCGCCATTCTTCGATCCCGTTGGCACTGGAATAATCCGAACCTCACGGGCGCAAGCAAAGTTTTGCTCATCGTGTTCGCCAATGTTTTTGCCATCAACGAAAATTGCAAAGTTCATGCGTGATCCGATCTCGCTCGTCATAAACTCTTTGAATCCTTCAACTTGGGAGGATAGCGCCCGAATCGCTTCGGGGTATGAGTCAACGGCTAACTTGTGGAAAACGCCGAAGCGTTTCCCCAGGGAGCCAGAAAGCTTGATTGTTTTTACAATGTTCATAGTTTCAGATCCTTGTGTCGGCAAATCATTTTTGTGTGCTCTTGATACCAGCCGGAATAAATATCCGTCTTTGACAGCTTACCGAAGGCGTGATGAAGGATTTGGTTGTCGCCAACGTAAATGCCTGCATGATTCCAAACTTCGGCCTGTAGCTGAAAGATCACCATATCGCCTGCCTCTGGTGCCTTGCCAGTTTCAATGAAGCCCTCTTTGATGTAGTTGTCAAAGTAAAGGTTTTCGCCGTGCTCCGGCTTCCACCATTCGTAAGGCTTGCGGAAGTCGTTCAATTCAACGCCGTGCTCTTTGTGCCAGGCCATCACCAGCCCCCAGCAATCATACGAACCCAGCGACCACGGGCGACCGATCAGGGGGATATCTTTCGGCTCGCAAATCCGCAAATCACCTTCCGGCAAACTAACAATAACCCAGGGAACTTGCATTTCATTCATGATGCATGTGTCATGCGCGCTGGGGAGCGTGGTTGCACCGTCGCCGCAATGACTGTGAACGATTGCGATCGTGGTTAACTCCGCGTCATCCTCAATGCAGGCATACTGCACTGCGTCCATCTGAAAATGATTTTCTGGGTCTTTGCTCACGTTATCGACTCGCCAATACTTCTGCACGCGGCCTTTCTGGGTGACAACCCCGCAACACTCTCGGGGGTATTCTTCTTTTGCGTGCTCAAAGATAGCCATCTTGATTTTAGGGTGAATCATTGGTTTTTCCTCATCAGTGAAGCAACCGCACAGCCGCCGAAAGGCAACTCAAACTCAGTGCCATTCTTGCCGCCATTTCGAAGCTTGCAGGCGGTAACGGTGCCCGCGCAAACGTCCTGCGATGGATCGCTTACAGGGTTATTGTCTTTGTCGAAATACTTATTGCCGTTGTAGTCGCAACCTCTGCCGGAACGATACCAGCCGCGCTGCGCCCAGAAACAAACGCTTTGCGTGATGCGTGGAGGAATCATAATCCCATCCATATCGTAAGGCGATGTTAAGTCAAAGCGGGCAAGGCTCGGATCAACAAAGTTGGGGCGCTCAATGTAATACGTCAGCTTTCGGAAGTCGCCAGGTGAAACATTTCCATCTTCACCCAATAGATCGCGCTGGGTAATCCAGATATTGACCTTCGCTTGCATCATGCCGTTGTAGGATCGGATTAGTGCGGAAACTCGGCTATCAATATTAGATAACGTCAGTTGCGGCTTTCCGGCCTTGCCGTTGCCATTGAAGCTGATCCCAGAAATACCGAACGGGCGCGCGCCGTATTCGTTACCCTGGAACATGATCGTTTTAGGTTGCAGCGTTCCGCCCTGCGTTGCTGCAAGAATTTCTTCCGGCGTGAACTGTATGTTTTCGCCGTGGAATCGGTATACCTGTGCGCCAAATTTGGTGCCATCAACTTCGACTAGCGTTAGTATCTCGCCTGGGTATAGTGATTGCAGGCAGTTAACAAATGCGGGAGACATAGCCATAATTTTGACCTCCAATAAAAAAGCCCCCATAAGGAGGCTTTTATTTTACGCTGCTGTGAACTGTTCCACAATAGCGCATTTGATTTCAAGTTGACCGTTTGCGATCGGCGTTGCGCTCAACGTGTCCGGCTTCAATAGGAAGATGCCGATCGTGTCGCTAGGAGGCGTAAACGCGAAAGGCTTTAGCCTGTGATCGCGAAGAAACTTACGCACCGCTTGCCAATCCTTGCCGAAGTATGTGATCTGATATTCGCGCCGCTCGGTGTTAAAGCCGGAAGATGCAACCTGGCGAAAACCATTACCGAATTGCACCTCACGATCATTGTTGGTGACGCTCATCACGCCACCGCCATTTTGCACCTGCACGCACCATTTAAAAACATCAAGTGCCATGATTAACCGTTCCCCATTTTAGCATTTACAAAGCGATTGATTTCGCCACCCTGCGCGCAAGCTTCCGTCATCATCTGCGTAACAATCATCCTGATCCCTTGCTCCATTCCCGCCGGATCGCTTCCGTTATTGATGTTAACCGGAATGCTGCCGATGTTCAATAAAAGCCCGCTGCTCTGATTGGTGCCCGAAACGCCTGAACCAGAACCACCAACCAGACCTCCAGAAGCATAGCCGCGCATCATTCGGTAAAGATTATCAACACCGATTCTCTTCGTTGCCTCCTTCGTCATAACGAACTCGCCACGGTGAACCACGCCCGCTGGCGCATACTTGCCGCCGTCGCCAGTGTAGCCGCCCGTTGCGTATGATCCTTTAGCGAATGAGAAACCGCCTCCGCCGCCCATCATGCCGGAAATGCTGTTGAAAATAACCATCTGCGTGATCATCTTTATGATCTGGCTAATGATTGACTTCGCGAAGTCTGCAAAGTTGGCCTGCCCTGTCATAAGGAAATCGGTCATCATATCTGACATTCCGTTAAGAGCATTGGTTGCGATGCTGCCTACGTTTGAATACATATCCGTTGCCGCGTCACCGTAGTTGGCAAAGGCGTTTTGCGCCCCAGCTAACCAATCAGCACGCTTGGCATCTTCTGCGGCGTAGTATTCATCCTGGGCTTGAATCATCTTCTTGAGATTCTCATCGTCAGCGCCGCCGCCGTTTTTAAGGTAATCAGAGGTGATTTTCGCACGCTCTGCCGCCCTTTCTGCTTCACGGTTGCCCATCGCTCGCGAGTCGTTCAGCGCCTTCGTGCTTTCGTTCATTTGCATGACGAATTTCAACGATTGGTCATTCAGCGCGTTTAACTGCTCTTGCTGCAAAATCTGATCGCCTAACTCCGCTTTCTGTTTTGCAAGTTCAAGCACTTTCTCTTGACTCGCTAACAACGCCTTTTCATCGTTGGTTAGCGCTCGTTTGCTCTGGGTATCTTTAAGCACGGTAATTTGTGCCTCTGTAGCCCATAGCGCCCTTCTCTGGTTGCTGATCTTGTCGTTGATGTTCGCGTGTTGCTGCATAACCACAAGTTGCGCTTTCAGAGTGTAAAGCTCACGATCAAGCTGTTCGGTTGGCGATTTTGTGATCGCGCCAGTTGATGTTTTCTTTGGCTTGTTGCGTTTTGCTTCCGCATCCTGCGCCTGCTTCAATTCTTTTTCGCGAATCTTGACAAGCTCGTTGGCCTGCTTAATGGCAACATCATTGCCGGATTGTGAAATAATTTTAGCCTGCTTCTTCGCGTCTACAATCGCCTTTTCCGCCGCCGCGATCTTGTTCGATGCCAGGTACTCTTTGTTAATTGAATTGATTGTGTCGTTAACAATCTTGTTACCTTCAATTCGAGCCTGGTTCGTTTCCTTCTGCAAGTTCTTTGCGTTTTCGATAATGCGCATAATAGGATCAATCGCACCACCCAAAGCAACACTTTGCTTGCCCTCATTCGCTCCAGTGTAGTAGTTTTTCACCTCTTCCGCCGCGTCACTCCATGCGTCTTTGAGGCCTAACACCTGTAAGCGGTGCTCTTCAATGTCGGCGTTAAGGTTGGTGAAGTTAGACGATCCTTTGTAAGTTTCAACCTTCCGGCGCGCCTCGTCGTAACTAAATCCAACATCAATAAGCTTTTCAATCGCCTGCTCTGCGCTGTCTTTCGTGGTGATGAAAGTCTTTGCTGTTTCGGCGGTTGTCTCACCTGCGGCCTGTGAAATGTTGCGGAGGTTTAACGCCAGCTTATCTGCGTAATCACCTGTCATTCCCAGCGTTTCAGTTACTTCCTTTTGCGCCGCTGTGATCTCGCTTTTGGCCTTGACCACCGCATAAATCAGCGTTCCCAGCGCGCCAACCGTAGCCGCAATCCCAACGTTAACCGGATTAAGGAAAGACAACAAAACTTTGAACGTGTTCGCCACGCCGCCGAATGAGTCCTTAATCTGCCCGCCCTGCTGGATTGCCACTAACCAAATCGGCATACCGCCTGCAAGTGATGTTGCAACGTCCGTGATCTGCGCCGGAAGCATTCGCATCGCCTGGGAGTACTGACCAGCCGAAAGGCCGGAAAGATTCAGCGCACTTGTTTGCTTGTTGAGCGATGCGATTAATGGTGCCGCCTGCGCCGTAACTCCCAACTCCGCCGCTCGAAGTTCGAGAAGTTCGTTTTTGGTCATCGTTGCTGCGTTGGCCTGCGCCGTCAGTTGCTTGATGAAGCTGTCAGCTTCGCGTTGAGCCGTAGCCTTCTTCCTGGCGTTCTCTGCTGCTGCCTTACCCTCTTCCGTCAGCGCTGCGCGAGATTTATTGAGTGCTACGGTCTGGTTTTCGATGATTTCGCCAAGAATAAAGAATTTCTCATCTGGCACAACTCCCGCCTTCCAGAGTTGGTCTAATTGCTCCGCCGCGCCGCGCAACTTCTGCATTTTGGCAAAGGTGGGATCAATCGAGGCCTCAACGTTTTTAAACTCTTTGGCCTGCCTCTTCAATTCGTTGCCGAACTCCTTGGCCTTCTGTCGAGCAACCTGCTCCTCATCAACGAAGCTCTCAACGCCCTTAGCGGCTCTGTCGTTCGCCTCTGCGAATGCGTCCAGAGATTTAACCGCCTTGTCTACCTGGGAAACGTCAACGCCCAGGGTCAAACCTGCGTATTGGTCGGTCATAAAACCCCCATATAAAAAAAGCGCCCGAAGGCGCTATGATTGAAGTTTTCGCATTGCTTTTAGGGCTTCCCCTTCCATCACGCGAATATCATTTAAGGCCATTTCTTCATCATCTATTTTATAGATTCGAAACAGCATAGGCAACACATTATAATCCAGGCCGTAAGCACCAGCGCCAGCCGATCGCCATTGGGTTTGCATTGCGCAGAATGTTTCCCATGACTGATACATTGATTCATCGAAAAGGAGTATTTCAGGATCTTGATTATCGTAATCCTCACGGGTTAAACCGTAATCCTCCAATTCCTGATCGGTTGGTTGTCGCTTGAACATCAGCGTTACAGCCCGCTTTAGTTTTTTACGCGCACGCCAGCAAGAGCCGCCATGTAACTTTGAGTCAGTGCCAGCGCCGCCGCTGGGAATTTATCAACCAGCTTTTGCGCATTCTCTGGGGTAAACTCATCTTCAAGATCCCAGCCGGAAGCAATTTCCGTGATGAACTCGTGATCCTTGATGTTCTCACGAGCGTAAAGCTCTTGAATTTCACTCGCCTTGCGGTGCTTTACGGTGTATTTAATTTCAGCCTCAACGCCGTTGGGTAGATGGAATTTAACGTTAAGCGGGAAATCTGGCAGGCGTTCAGAAAGTTTCACTTTGAAAGACATGGTTTAATCCTCTTGTTTGATTGAGTCGCTATTAAATCACAAAAGAAAAAGGGAGGCAATGCCCCCCTTTCGGTTTAGTCAACTTCGCCCTGCATGTGAACGTATTTACCGTCCAGGGAGATTGTCAGGATGGTTGTTTCATCCTCGTTCATTACCGTGTTCGGCACGTCATCGAATGACGGCACGCCGGAGAAGGCGCGGATCGGGAAGCTTGCCTTTGGCACGAACATGTAAAGCGCGCGGGTTTTCCCATCTTCATCGTAACCAATCAGCAAATCAGTCACGGGGTTTGCGTAGTCGAAATCGAAGGTGTACGCGATCGACGTTGCAGACTTGAAGGTTGGGATCTGGCGTTCGCGGTCATCAGATAAACACTGTTTAGTGTAATACTGCTGCTCGCCGCCGGATTTGGCGATATCACTTACGCACGGAATTTCAATCCAGGAGGTGATCTTAACCAGAGTTGACGCGCCGCCCGCTGGGTATTTGTTCAGGTTTACCGTGCTCGTGCTCTTATCGCCTTCAAGCGTGATGCTTGTATCTGCGGTTACGGTTTTGATACGAAGCACGCGGTTTTTCAGGCCTGCCCATACGGATTCCGTGACAAGCACAAAATCACCAACTGCAAGTCCAGTTGTTGAATTTACGGTTGCAACCGGATTCTCTGCGTTGGAGATCGCGCTTGCGGTAATTTCCTGCGCCGCGCGGGTGCGCTCGATAAATACCTTTGAACCATTTGGAAGAGACATATTAAACTCCTTTGTTTTCCCGTTCTGGGTGTTCGTCATATCTGACAGTGAAGCGGATAGGGATTAGCCAGCCCGCATTGTGTTTTAGCGTTGGCTTTGTTTCCGCCCCGCTTAAAATAAAACCCACATTCAGGATTTTACCATCTTCGAAAAAATTCACAAGCTCTTTCGCCAGCTTGCGCGCGTCGTCCGTACCGCTCCCAGGCTGGAAGATAACGCCGATCTGAATCATAGATATCAGGCTTACGCACTTGCGATCAAGTGACCTGTAGACCTTATCAACTGGCACGTAGTCGAACTTTAACCACATTGAACCATCATCCGGCTCGGTGAAATCATAGTTCGGAAAGGCGATCGGGTAACGCTCTCCAACGAAAGAGGCAAGCGCCTTACGCGCCGAAACCTCAACATCATAATCATCTAATACCATTTTTTAGCCTCGACTCTTTAATTGCGTTATTAACGTAAGATCTCAACCGGATTGCCACGATTCCCAGCACGCCTGCTGGCGCTTGCTTCGAATGTCCGTACTCAAGAGCATTGGCATAGATCAGCATGTTTGAAAAATAAATCGTGGTTATTGCAGCGCCCCTGGTGAGCATGGCGTTTGTGATTCGCTTACCTTCTGCAATGGTTTTCTTCCCGTCTTTGTCGTACTGATTGAGCGCGTAGAACGGCGGCACGTTGGCGGTGATCTGCCAGTTGGCACGAAAGCGCCCCGTGTCAACTGGTGAGCCGTAAACTAAATCCTTGTGGATGTTGGCAACCATGATCCTGACAACATCCTCCAGCCCCAATTGCGATGCCTTAATCCACTTTGCAACCGAATCATGAAACTCTCTGATCTGGTAGTTAGCCATGCGATGCCACCTTTCGCAAGATTGGGCGATATGCGATCACGTGCCCTTGCGTTGGGTTTACTGGTCGATTGTCGATTACCCGCCAGTGCTTACCCTCAAGGATGATGATCATCCCGTTTTCAATCGGCGTTACGTTCGAGAAGAAGGCGCGCTTGTCGCCCTGCAAGATTGTTTCACCGTCAACGTATCGTTGACTGATAGCCCGCACAGCGCCGTAAACAGTGCCGCGAACCTCTGGGATCACAACCTCTTCACCGTTTACAATCTTCTTGCCAGCGCCAGTGATTATGATCTCAAATGAGCCGCCACCGGAAAAGGCTTCGATTCCCTGATCGGTGAGCCTCTGCACTTCGTTATAATCAATCATCGCCCGCACCCTCTGTTAATGCCGGAAAGCAGACCGAAGCCGCCGCCTTTTTTCTTGTTGAGAATATCGTACATCTTGCCCCACGGTGTCTGGGTAATCTGCCGCCCGTCCGTGTTTGAAGTTGCAGCGCCATAGCTCATAGAAAATTCACCGCTCAGAGTGTAGCTTGTCAATCTGCGTGAGTAGTTCTCAATGCTTTCGCCCTCCTTCTTCATTGCGCCATCAAGAAACATCAGGTGCATTGCGTAAAGCCCCAGCGCCTTTGGATAGTCTGCTTTGAATCGGTTCCGGCAAACGAACATTTCGGCAAGCGTTAGCCATGCTATAATCGTCACATCATCAACGCCCTTTAATGCTGGCGCTAGGCTGCGCATAAACTCCGCTGCTGCGTATTGCTCTTCGTTCATGATTAATTCCTCAAGTTAAAAAAAAGGAGCGCATAAGCGCCCCTGGAAGGTTTTAGACGATACCGCCTTCTTCGCGTTCTGCCAGTGATTTTTCAACGACGGGCTTTTTCTTTTCGCGAATCTTCGCGAGGAATTCGCGGGTTCGTTTGGGGTTATCCTCAAACTGCACTTCTTCGCGGTTGAAGAGGTACTTGATACCCTGGGAATTTAACTGCTCTTCGGTGACTTCAAATTTACCCTCTGGCGCAACGTCAACCTTGCCGATACGGATGAGGCAAGCGCCGCAGTTTTCCAGCTTAATGAGTTTTTCAGTAGCCATGATTTAGATTTCCTTTGGTTGGTTAATTAACTGCTTGAGGGCTTCAATATAATCTCTGGTGCCGCTCGTGTCAACAAAAAAGCCCCTGAAATTAATCAGGGGCTTCGGATTACTTACCTACGCCAACCAGCATGATAATCGTCAGAGGGCGATAAACGATCAGGCCAGTTGCTTTGGAAGTACACGGAACTTTAAAGTGCAGATCTTTTGCCTGCATTGGCAGCATGTTAAAGGCTTCTGGGATCTCAATGCTCATGTTGAGCGGATCTTTTTCATAAGCCAGTACAGCTTTAGTGCCGATGCCGTCGATATCTTCAAGCTCGGAGATTGAAGAAATCGTGATGCCGGAGTTTTGAGACTCGAACCACTGCAAATAGCTCATCGTGGTTTCAGGCATACGTTTTGCCAGCAATTTACGCTGCGACGGCGGGATCACGATGTCGGTGATCTTGTGCTTGCCTTTGGTAAGCTCTTCCATCTTCGCGATCAGATCTTCCAGTTCGTCTGATGCCTTCTCAGGGTCAGCCCATGCGCCAGCCGCAGAGGTTACGCGGGTGATGTTTGGGTGATCAAATACAGATAGAATTTTGTGAGGCTTGGAACCCTGGAACACCAGTTCATTAACCAATGATTCATGGCCTTCGCGAGCCAGTGACGCTTTGCGGTCGGAAAGGCTAGTGCCCAGCGCTTGACCTGTTTTGATTTCGTCAATGGAAATCAACCATGCGTTACCCAGGCGATGCACGCGGCCAGTTTCCAGGCTGTGCGTTGCGTCAACGGTTGGCAGGTCATCGGTATAATCCGCGATAATCTTTGCCATCGTCACGCCATCGAATTTCATATATTCGAAGATGCGGGTTGTTGGCGCAAGCTCGGTTGTTACAGGGAACAACGCCAGCGCGGAGGTTTCAGGGTAAGCGGCTTCGTACTGGCGCTTTAAGGTCTGCTTCATCTGCTCTACAGTCCAGATGCCCAGGCCGTCTGCCTTACTTGCCGAAACGCCCATTTTGCGGAGGCCGTGGGTGATTTCGTTCTTCTCGAATGAATCAAGTTTCATAGTCATGATGATTTCCTTTGTTGTTTGAAGTGATTAGTTCACGCGTTCATAATAGCACTTTTTGCTAAACGGTCAACAAGATTTTGTGATAGCTAATAAAAAAGGAGCCTTTCGGCTCCTTTCGGATTACGCGCCGCCCGCTGCTGGTAGCTGGAATTGCGCTTGGGTGATCTGGATCTTGACGATATCGTAATTCGCATCGTCAGTTTTGAACCATTCGCCAGTTGCGGTGTAAACAGTACCAATCACGCCAGCGCCGGAGTTTGAAACGATGCCGTCAGCGTCAACAAAGACCTGGTTGCCAAACTCTTTGTTTTCGTCGGTGAGGTCTTTTTTACACAGAACCCAGGCGCGACCGTGAGTCATGACGTTAACCGCCGAACCTTCATCGTAAACACCTTCCGGCGAGTACGCGTGAGACATGATTGTTGCGCCAACCAGCTTAGGGTTTGCCGAGCCAGTGTCGATCACGTTGGTAACTACTTTGTGACCGTCAACGACTTTTTGCGTTGCGTCCAGCGCCACGATTACACCCGCTTTCAGGTTTGGCACGCCAGCGCAGCAAGTGCCGTCGATGTTATAAAGAGAGGTATCAGCCGGAGTCATGCCCGCATATGCTTTGGAACGGCGTACAGTCCAGGATGCTTTGATAAGTGCCATGATGTTATTTCCTTTTTCTTGATAGATTTTAAAGCGCCCCGAAAGGCGCGGTTTCGATATTACTTACGGAAGCGTGCTTGCGGATCTGGCAGGTCATTTGCCGCGTCGTTGCGCTCTTCTGCGCTGTCTCCGTGAACTTTCGCGCGATTCTGTGCCATCTTATCAGAATCTTTGGCGATTTCAAACGACTGATCAACGTAAGCGTCAGATTTATCTTTTGCGTCGATTCCAAGCACTTCCTTGATGAAGGCAACTTTAATGCCTTTGCTGTCCAGGCCGTCACACTTAATGCCAGCTTCCGTGGCAATCAGTACGATCGCGGCGGCTTCGTCGGCTTTGGTTTTTTCTGCGGCAACTGCTTTTTCGATTTCGGCGGGGATGCCGTCAACTTTAACCTGCAACGCGTCACGCTCTGCCTCAATTTTAGCCAGCGCACCAGGATGTGCGGCAATTGCTGCGTCCTGCTTTGCGATGTGGTCGGCTACGTCTTTGGACACTTCCACTTCTGCGGAGTCGATCTTAATTTTAACTAACATGGGTTTATCCTCTTCGTTTGAATTAATGACAGGCTCATCATATTTGATTTCCTCGGAGCCGTCAAGGTTTAATCTGGCAACGCCTGCACGCCCTTTCTTTACCATCGCCAAATGGTTAACCCTGATCTGGGTTTGCAAAACGTCGAACTCAACCCAATCGGACGGGATCACATAATCATCCGGCATATCGCGCTTGAAAATATATTCGCCTGATTGGTTTGAACCCCAGCCGCTTTCATGGATTTCTACAACGGTATAACCAACCGAAAGCTCTGGTGCCTTCCCGCTTTCCGCCGCATCAATGGCTTTTTCATCCATGATTGTGACGGGGCAGCGCACCTTCCCTTCTGCCTCTTCGCCAAACGCCGCGCCGGAGCAGTTACCAACCGTAACCTTTTTTGCGTTCTCTGGGGTTACTACAACGTGCCCTAGAGTGATTGATTTCCCGCGATAGCTTTCCAGTGAATCCCAGGCGAAAACCTCGTGACGCGGGCGGAATTCTCGCTGAATTGTTCCATCTGGCAAGGTGTATTCTTGCAGGCCAACGCGGGCGACAACCGGAGTATCAACGAGAAACCCGTGTTCATCCTTATGCGCCTTTAACATGATATAATCGAAACGTTGTTTCATTTTTATTTCCTTTAAGTTGTAAAGTCCGGCTCTGCCCAGCATCGGCAGCCATATTCTTCGCCAGGGAAGATGTGATCGCTATCAACGCCAATTCGCTTGCCTTCCCATCGCAAGTGCTTTAATCGCTCGCGCTCGTCAAGTTTACCACGCCAGAGGTAGTGAGTCACGCCCGCATCTTCAAGGCGTTGACGCATTAGAATGCTGTTCCATGTAGCGACGATTCCGCGCGATCTGTTGTAGCTCCAGCCAGTGTAAACCTTGTAACGCTGCTCAATCACTTCGTCTACATAGTCACGGCCTTTGGCCTGGATGTTTGCACGCCTTACGTTCTGCGACCAATCAGCGATAATGTCATTTGCTAATTTGCGGTAACTGGCTTCCGTCAGTGATAGCCATTGCTGCTGCTTCTCCTGATACCACGGCTCGTTAGCGTTAGCTCCTAACAGATCCAGAAGCGCAACCGCTTCATTTTTCGAACCGCCAGCCGATACCGCCACAAGATACCACTGCTTTGAATTGAACTTGTAGATCTGCAACGCCAATGCAGGAAGAGCCATCGCCAGAGCCGCCAGCAATTCTGCTGCGTAATCTTCAAGCTCTTTTTCTGCAATATTGATTTCCGCGTCGGAAGCGTCGAACTTCATCCCATCCAGCTTGTCACGAGCGAAAACAACCAGATCGCTCGCGAACTCTGAAAGAGAGCGGCCTAATTGCCGCTCACTCGCTTCGGGATAGCGCCACGCTTTAACTATCCGTTTCACCTTCATTGTTTTTTCCTTCTGGTGTGATTGATGCAGGATCATTTCCCTGCGCGTTTGCCTTCGGATCTCGTGGCGGTAGTTTAGGGCTTCCGGCCTTCAACTTCAACACGTCCGATACTGCCTCAAGCGTATCGCGCGCCTCGTCTGGATCAACAACCTGCTCAGTAACCAGATCCTTAATTGCGCTGGCGTACTTGCCGAAGGTTTCGGCCTGGTCTTTCTCGCTCGGAACCGATAGCGGCTCAAAGCGAATATTCCATTCCTTATCCGAAATAATAAATGGAATAATCCATTCTAGGAATGGGCGGTAAATTTCGTTGCGGCGGCGGTCAATTAGCTTGTAAAACGTTTCAAGCGCTGTGTTTTGGCTTGATGAAACACCGCCAACGTTTTTGTTTTTCAGGATGATTTCATGGATGCCGGAATAGTTCACGATGCGATCCATCTTCTTATCAAGGAAGGTATCTACGCCGCTGATATCGGAGTTTAAAACCTCGTATTCCTCGTCCGTTGCATCAATCCCGATCGATCGCCCAACGCCGCTGTTATCGTCAACCTGTGCAAGCCGGATGCGAGCCGCGAAACGCCCCTCATCATCATCGCACAAATCCGCCAGGCCGCGAGCCTTCCAAACGCCCTGCTGCTTACGTCGCAAAAGCTGCGTCGCCAACTCTTCGCAATAGTTGTAATCCTGGATGGATTCAACAAGCTTCTTGCTCAAGACCGTAACGCCCCAGCCGTTATTTTGTCTGCGGATTGAATCAGGGATTCGCGAGCCGTCAAACACGTACAGGCGCGAATAATGAATATCGTATTCGCTCACGCCGTCGCCAGGGTTGATGGTGTAAATCTTCGGAAGGCCAAAGCGCGGGTTTCGTGCGTTCTGCTCCTTCGATTTAACTTTCACCTGGTCTTTCTCGTAAACGCGAATCGACTCAAGCACGCCGCCTGAATCACTGATCGGTGAAGTAAGCGCGCGATTATCGCGAACAACGGCGACGATAGCGGAACCGCCATACAGACGCGACCAACAAAGCGCTTCAATGATCTTCTCGTTGAGGTGAAGGGAGTCCCATGTTGATTTAAAGGCCTTCTCATCTGCGATGCCGTCAAGACCGAAGCCAGGCGTAACCATTTCCTCTGGGATTACGTCAACAATCTTTCTCGCTAGCGGGTCATCAATATAAAACTGCGTGAGATCGTACATGGTAAGGATTGATGAGCCTGCGGTTTGCTCGCTCTTGAACGTCTGATCGTATGAGTCAGACCTTACAACCTTGTTGGGCTGTTTGTTTTTTGCACTCATTGTTTTTTCCTCATAAAAAAGGCTGGGTTATTAGCCCAGCCAGTATACAACTATTTTTTCATACCCGCCAGCCGCTTCATGCGCTCAACCGGATCATCAATCATGTTCATTTCGAAGTTAACAGCATCAACCACGTTATCAACAATATCGTCGTGAGGGTGACTGTCATCGAACGTGAAGGCCACAAGCTCGGCTTCCATTTCGGTGAGCATTGGGTGCGATTCAGGGAATACGCAACGCCCAGCCTTCATGATTGGTGCCGCATCCATCGCGCGAGTTACTTTGTCGCTATCGCGCTGCACTGGCGTAATGTCGATCGGCAATTTCTTTTTGATTGCCTGAATCAAGCCCGTGCCGCTCGCCTTGTCCTCAATGTAAATCTTTCGGATCGCAACCTTCATTTCCTTCGCTTTCCTGAATGATTCGGCATAGAATGCTAACGCCATTTTTTCGAGGTCTGGTGCCTCCCACTTCCCGCGAATGCCATCAATGAAATAAACGCGGTTTTTGTACTTGCCCCACAAGCAGAATACAGTGTAATCGTGAATCTCGTCTGTTTTCTGCGCGGTGTCAGCCGTTGTAAACAGGTATTCGAACTTGTCCGGCGTCGGAAGGTCTGCGCCCTCACCCTCGCCGTAATGCTGGAACCATTCCGATTTAAACGCGTTTCCGCCCAGGGCGATCGGCTTCTGCTGGTACTGTGATTCGAAGGTGTACAAATCCGCTTCACGAAGAGCCAGCAAGCTTTCTGCGCTTTCCTTTGCAGGCCAAAAAGAGTAGTGCGCTACGCCGTCAATGTAAACAGGCTCGGACGATAGCACATCGCGATCAAACTCTTCTTTCAACCAATCAGGAAGCGTATCGCCGTAATCTTCCGTCACTAACGCTGGGATCACAACTTGCTCAAACTTAATGCCACCTAAGCCGCCATTCATCAAAAACCATGTTGAATCGTTGACGTGTAGGCGCTGCTGCACAACTACGCACGGCGTGCGGTCATTCATTCGACGTGAGCGAACGGTGTTTTTTAGCAGGGTGTGCGCCGCCTTGCGCTTCACTGCTGAATACATATCTTTTGGCTTGTCGGGGTCATCAAGCATCAACATTCCGCTGAACTTCCAGGGCTTGCCTGGTGCATCCATGTAGCCGCCGCGCTTACCTGTTACCTGCCCGCCGATAGCTCGTGATGTTAGCGTGAGCCATGCCTTGCCCTTGTCGTTTAGCGATGTGATATCGCCGCCGCTGGCTTTGGTGATCTTAGTAGGCCATAACTCCTGGAACTCGTCGGAACCTACGATCTCACGCGTGCGCGTGCCGTTGTCTTTAACGAGGCTGTCAGAAAACGAAAGGTTGAGGTTTCGCACCTTGTCGCTGTTGATCATCCCGTAAATCGGAGTATGGATTGAAAACACTTCCGTTTTACCAGAGCCAGGAGTGACGTTAAAAATAACGTTCTGAATCTCACCCCTGATGATCTGCTCAACCTTCCAGCACATCAAGCTAAAGTGCCAGTTTCCCTGGAACTTCTGCCCCTGCATCAACTGGAACCAGATCTTGATCAGCTTGTCGAAAGATGATTCGCTCATCACCTTGATTGCCAGCTTTTGCGCTGGCTTCAACTCTTCCCATAGAATCATAATTCCCCCAGAATATCCCGCACCGCGTCTTTCACTTCTTCGGTTGTCACCGCGCTTAGGGTGTTGTTGTTTTCAACCTTCACCTCTGCTGGCTTGTCGATGCCCAGATCTTTTCCGATAAACCCAGCGTTAATGATGCCGTTGGCGGCAAGCTGGAATTTCTGCTCATGGATCACGCCGTCGATAAACTCCATCACGTCACAAAAACCAGGCTCATTGCGCCACTTCAAGAAAGCGCCCTTTGAGATCGACGTGAAAAGAGAAAGGCCATTGATCGTAAATATGCGCACCTTGTGAACTAAATTTTCAGTAACAATGCCCTGAAAAGCTGCTGTTTCCGCCGCCTTAATAGCGTTTTCCTCAGCCCACGTAAAATAGCGCACAGCAAGGTTAAACACCTGCTCCGGCGTGTAGTTGTGGCGGTGATTGAGGTTTGCAATATCGCCGTACTGCTTGAGGTACAGGGCTTTGAAGTTTCCGGTTTTAATTTTCTCCTGCGCCTTGCTCGTGTAGTCCTGATCGTCATCTTCATGGCGTGACATGGCTCCGCCCTCCATTGTGTGAATATAGGGTTGCATTATACCAGATTGCAGACGTAAAAAAACCCGCCGAAGCGGGTTAGTTTATCAATCAACGTACTTAATAGCGCCAGGCTGTCGGCCTGCCCTGATATCTGCCAGCTTTTGCGCTAGTCCGGCATACTGTCCGGTTACGCGATACTCTTTCTTTACTGGATCGTAGATAACAGAGGCATATTCGCCCTTACTGGCTTTGGCCTTAACCCACTTGAAGGATCGCCACATCACCAGGACAACCGCCACGATAAAACCGAAAACGAAGAATGCTACGTTCATTTTTTAGCCCTTACATAGTTAACGAGAAATTTATTGAAATCTGGATCGGCTCCAGAAAGTGCCTTTGCTTTCGTCACTGCGTCTTGCTCGCTTTCGGCCTCAACTCTGCAACTGAATTCTTGCTTACATGATGCGCAAGTCCTGCCCATTAACAGGATCGTAAGCTTCACAGAATAAACCATCATGTAACCCTCTGATTGGTGGAAAGAAAGGGATTCGAACCCTTGAGCCGTTTCCGGCTTCACGGTTAGCAACCGCGCGCAATCGTCCTCTCTGCCATCCTTCCGAATTTGTGCCGCTTACGGGTCTACGGCGGGCTTACCACTATGCCCCGAATGAAAGCGCCATCAATGACGCTGTAAATTGTAGTGCAGCAATCGTGCTGCCCGTTGCGACTAAGCGCCTCTTTCGTCTACGGTTCTAATGTACCAATCAGAGCCGATGCCGTCAACTAACTTTTGAAAACTTTCCGTGTAACGCGTCATGAGGGTAATCGATCGCTTCTAAGTTACCCTCGTCGCCGTATACGTAAACGTGCCCTAACTTGCGATCGATGTGCTCAACGGTGTACTGCACGCCAACCATAAACGGCGCTGCCCCAACAACTGAATCACAACGGATGATTTCGCCCTTCTTCGGTAAGTGAGTGAACATTACTCATAATCTCCATTTGTTTTGTTTCCAACTCGCCCAGCAAGGTAGCCAGCCGTCCAGGTGAACTTTAAACGCTCGATCAGTGTTGCGATCGGCTCGTGGTGCTTGCTGATCACCTCAATCATTAGGCGATCATTTTTGCGGTCTTTCTCAGGCATTGCCTTAACCGCTTCATTCAGCTTTCGAGCCTGGCTTTTCACAATGTTCCAGTGCGCTTCACTAAGTCCGAACATTCAATAATCCCCTTCGATAATCTGGCTAACCATGTTAATTGCTCGCAACTTCTTGCAATCCCAACCGCTTGAGCCGTAAAACGCCGGATCAATCTTGCTGAAATCGTCGATAATTTCGCTTAGTTCGTCGTTAATGGCGTTGGTGATGTGCATCTTCTCAATGCCAACGTCTGCATCACTATGGAATCGCTCGACGGTTCCGCCTAAAACCTTTTGCGAATCCAGCGCCTCTTGCTCGCTGGTGTGAATGCTCTTTCGGATCTTGCGCCCGAACTTGCCGATTCCGTAAGTGTGAAGCCAGATCATAAGGAACCCTCCACAATAACAAACTCGTCACTCTCAAGGCTGATATTGTCGCCAACGCGGATTCCCAGGCCTTCGCGAATTGCGTGAGTGCTCGCGGTTCCGTCGCGGTAGTAACCATCAATTTCAACGACATCGCCAACCTTGAAACCGCATTCTTTCAGCGTCAGAGCGTCAGGCTCTACGCGGTTGGTTGTGCGGACAATCATCACCAGTGGGTTATTTTTCATTTTTGCTGCTCCGGTTTGTTTTGATGGGGTAACTATAACAGCTTACCCCAGGGGAGTTTTAGCAATTCGTGCTATCGGCGGTGGAATTGCGCCAGCTTTTGCATTTGGCGGTGTGACTCTGGGCACGTAAACGCAGGGTTGATGAAGCGAAGTTTGCAATACTGGCGGCAAACGCGGCGGAAACGGCGCTTGTCAGTTTGCCCCGTGCCGTCTGCTTTGTGTGGCACTCGCTTTTCTGACTTGGCCAGGCGCGATGCCTTCGGACTTGTGAAAGTGGCGACAATTCCACCACCAGCCACGATGTCAACGTTTCCGGTGTACTCGTTCACGAATCCGGTTAACACAACGTTACCCTCTCGCGCTGGGTTTTTGGTGATGATATCGACCGCCTCAATCTGCGAACCAGGGCGAGGCTTTGCCAGATACTCCGCGCCAACATCAAACAGGCGAGCGGCTACGGCGGAATACATGGAGGTTGAAACAAAAAGGCAACGTAATTTCATGGTGATTTCCTCTGATTGGTTTGTGGTTGCTTGAATGAAGCCCCGCATTATGCAGGACTTCGCGCCAGCAATCAATAATAACTCATCTGCTCATCAACGAACCAGTTTACGAACTCCTGATCAACTGGCTGGCCTTCCGCTTCCGCGTCCTGCTCAATCGCTTTTAGGTCATAGCCCAGGGCAAAGCAACGCGCCCAATCGTGCGCGCTCTTGTATGGCGTGCCGCTCCAGGATTTATGAGCGCCGTTTTTGCTATCACCCCATCCACGCGATTTTGCATACACCACATGCGCACGCACAAGCATTTTGAGAAGGCTTTTTTTCTTGCGTGCGATTCCCTTGTTGAAGCTGGCAATCGTCCTGTTAACGCCGCGCACGTCGATTAAATCGGGGGTTTCGCTGTCGTATGCGTAGCCCGTCCAGTTACCGCCAACGTAAAAGCCGCGCCCGCCGTTTTTTGGCTTGATTTCATACGATTCGCCAACAACGAAATCGCGGGTGATTGAGTGAGTACAAATTGCAACTTGTTTCATGATTTATTCCTCTACGTGGTTGATGTGGGCATTATACCAATCAGGATGAATGCCCTTTTAACAAATCGTGCTATTTGCCAGTTAAGATGTTTCGCTTTCCGGCCTTGAATCCGTCATCGTGCCCGCAGCGGTAATAAGCCCAGGCGATAAGGCCGCCTGCGATTAACGGCGTTACGCCTTCGGTTGTTGCTGTCAGCATGATTGAGCCAGCCATGAAGATCAGGAAAGTTTTCATTTTGCGCCCTGTATGAATGCGAAGAATAAGATTGCGCGTAATGCCGCCGCGCTCGTAAGCATAAGTAAAGCAATAATCATTGCTTCGTGAAATGTTGGCCTTTTCATGCTGCATCGATCACCACGATAGCGATGAATTTTGATGCGGTATCTTCGCCAGCAACGATGCGATTGAGATCTGGAAGCGGGTAATACTCTTCCGCTGCGCCAACTCCTGCGATCTCGTAACCTGAATCCGTCATCACGGCAAGCTCACCAGAGCGCCATTGATAAGTAGCGGCGAACGGCTGATCGCGGTAAGCCCATGCGAAAAGGAAAGTGCCGGATTCTGGGATCGTGTACTGAATCTTTGCTTTCAGGTCAACGGTGATATTTGCGATTGCGTTCATAGACATTATTCTAAATCCTCTTTTTCTACTGGTTCAAAGGTGAATCTTACTTTGCGGTCAAGGCTGCAATAGTAGATAGTTCCCCACATTCCGCGTAACGTTGTGTAGCTGTAATCATCAACCCCTTTAACGCACCAATCCCCATCACTCATGCTTGCGTTGTAGATCTGGCCTTTCATGAATGCGCCGCCAGTTGACTTGATGCACTTAACTTTGATTGACTTAATCATTTCCGTCGCTCCGTTTCGTTTCGATGGAGTAACTATAACAAAACCCTCCGAAGAGGGTTTAACAAAAAGTGCTATTTACCAGGGAATATCATCAGACCAATCGACATGATGAGGGCGCACGAACATTGCGGCGATCGTATCGGCTGCATCTTGCGGCGAGCCGTGCTGCAACTTAAGATCCATAACCTCAACGCCAGGCTTCGCGAGATACTCCGGCGAAAGATTAATGTAATCGCGGCTATCATTGCCGAAGTCGAAGCCTTCACGGTGCATACGTACCAGCTTGACTTTGTGACCGCAATCAATAAGCGCCTCCACTTCGTCAGGGAATCCGCCATCGCTGCAAATCGTCAGATCCTGATCTGCTTCCATTTCGGTGAGAAGGTCAGCCATAAGCCAGCCGAAATGCTTTTTCCCGAACTTCGGTTTCACGATGGTTTCGCTAATCCAGATCATGAACTCGCGGCAAGTCATCCCTCCCAGGCAATCAAGCTTGCGCGTGTCTTTCTCGTCGGTATTGTAAACCCGCATGAATGGGTTTTCGAAATCAGCGCCGCCCAGGATGGCGCGAGCGATGTTGAACATCTGCGTTTTAAAGCTCACAACCTGCAAGCCGTATTGCTCATTGATAATGCTCGCGATCGTGTCTTTACCCGCGCGCGGTGGCGCGTTCAAAATGATGATGGTTGCCATTGTTATTTAATCCCCTTCGATTTGCCGCAACTGACGCAGCAATCATAATAATCGTCACCAGTGCTGTGACGCTCCCAGATGTGATCGCACTCCGCCTTAAGCTCGCTTACTCCGTGAGACTTCAAGCCAGCGTGAACGTTGTCGCCGTAGTCGCAAACCTGATAAGTTGTGATGCCCAGGCCTCGGAAATGCTCGATAACTTTCGGGCTATCATCCCAGGCGGCGGTAATGCGATGAAGTCCAATGAAGCGCAAAAACTCTTCTTTGATGATCGTGTCTTTTCGGTTATCGGTTGCCTCGCGCATCACCAGGAAATCATAATAATCAGCGTCATTGTCAAGCAACCATTGAACGGAAAGATTAAGCACCGAATCGCTGCGGCCTGTCAAAATAATGACGGTGCCGAATTGATAACAAGCCTTCATCACCTGAATGGTGTCCTCAAACGGCGCATCAAATGCCGAAAGCTCGTTAAACTCCTGCCATGATTCAGTAAGGTGAAGGTTTTCGGTTGGCAGTCTGTCCAGGCGGTGCGATCCGTCAGACAAGGTGCCGTCAAAGTCAAAGATGAAAACTGGCTTGTTCGGGCGCTGCTCAATGTGGCGCTTGATATGGCTGTAAAGTGCATTCATTGGTGCCTCTCCATTTGGTTGGTGTGGGCACATGATACCAGTCAGCACACGTGCCCGTTTAACAAAAAGTGCTACTTCTTAAAGTAGGCATTACCCGCGATCGTTTCGACGATGTAATACGCGCCGCCGTCCGTGACGTGCCAGTAATCATCTTCATTCAGATCGGAAACGAATTCATCTTGCGTTACGAACAAAGCGCCGTCTTTGTTGGCCTCGCACTGGTAAGACTCTCCAGCCTTGAAGCTTTTGGCGTCCGATTTGATGCAAAGCAGGGATTCTGGATCTGGTCGTGTTATTGGGATTGCCATAAATCCGCCAGTTGCGAAACCGCGCTCTTCAACTTCCGCCAGGCTGATTACCCCCGCTCCGATCTGGGCATCCATAATTTCACGCACTCGCTCGGAAGTCAGCTTGTCGCATGGGTTGACGGTGTAGACGGTATGCGTTGCCTGCATTGCTGTTTTAATAAGCGCATTCATCATGGCTTTTTCAAGTGGCGCGAAAATTTGACGTTTTAAGCCGTCTTTTAAGGCGTCTAATTCGCCCTGTACGCGGAGCAATTCTTCGGCGTGTGATGCGTAGGTTACATACGCCCCTGCGCCGTGAGCCACCATTTCAGGCTCTCCATTTACACTTCGCATTGTGTATCGTTGAATAGTCATAACTGCCTCGTTTGTTGGTTGCGTTAACTTGATGAGAGGCATTCTATCAAATGCCCCTGGGCAAGTTTTAGCAATTAGTGCTGTTTCCAGTGCTCCGGCCTATACGCTAATGCTGGGTTGACGGTGCGGCTGTATGTCATGAATCCTTTGGCGATCAGGTCAAGGAATCGACCAACCCCCATATCTGACATTCTAACCTCGCCGCCGTCTACTGGCTTGAAATATACCAGCCCGCGAAAAACAAGATATTGCGCGCCGCCTGGCGATGTGTAGATCTGCATTTCACTTACTCCAAGTTATGCCCTGGTAGTATGCGACACCAGCGCCGCCGCCAACCATGAGCCTGATTTGAATAAGGTCATCGCGGATCAGATCCGTGATGGTTTCAGGATGCCAGCCCGTCTGATCAACATCCTTGAAGTACCAGAAGAGTTGAGATCCATTCGTTGAAAGGTGAATGGTTTTGCTCTTGCTCTTCTTGAGACACGATTTAAAACGCTCTTCATCGCGGGTTAGCTTGCGCAAGGTGCCCCCTTAATCTTATTCCAGTGCGCGAACGGGTTTTCAACCTCTTCATACATTTCCGTGCCGAAAAAGTAATCATTAGGCTCGCCAGTTACGCCCAAAGGTTTCGCAAGGAAACTATTTTCAGGCTTGCAGTAAAGCCCCAGCGTTGGAGCATGAACAACCGCCAAGCCTCCCAGCATATCTTTCAGGCGAACAATGCAGCCCTCCATGCCAGCCGCCAGGTGATAACCGCCATCCGATTTGATCTTGATAAAACGTTCCATTATTACTGATCCTCTACTGGTTGAAAGTCCGCTAACAGTTTGTGACCGGAAAAAGCTGATACATCGCGGGCGCTATCGCCAGGCTGAAGGCATACGGGAAAGCCGCTTTCACCCTTAACCTCGTTGAAATCCATCCCGCAACGCCGTACAACTTCGCTTTCGTACTCCTTGCCAGCAACGAAATTTTTCGTTTGGCTGAATGTGCATAAAAGGCGCATTTGCATTTCCTCGTTCGTTGTTGATGGGGTTACTATAGCGCAACCCCGATTCGGCGTTTTAACAAAAAGTGCTATTTTCCATAGCTGCGCGCGATCTTCTCCAGATTGCCGCACGAATAAAGCTCTTTGGCTACGTTGCGAGCCTGGCGACGGATTGAGCGAGCGCATTTGCTGTAGTCGATATCAACGCAAAAATGATTCTTCTTGCGGAAGCGCCACGGCTTCGAGTCAAACAGCGTGCCTTCATAGCCCGCAACACGATAGCGGTAATTGTCGCCGCGCTCACGGCTAACACGAAGTGAGCAACCATCGCGATCGGTTGGAATCTCGCGGGTCTGCTGGGCAATATCCAGCTTTTCAATAACTTCCAGGGTGTACCACTTGCCAGGGGTGTAAAACTCGGAAATGTAACGGTCAACTGCCAGGCATTTAACTTTAATGCGTTTCATGGATTATTCCTTGAAAGGGGCTTGCGCCCCTGATTGGTGATTAGTTGAAAAATTCGTCATGCTCAATGACTTCGGCAACATACATCTTGCGGAGGTAGTACTCTTCATATCCGCTTGATGTGATTTTCCACATCTTCCATACGCCGAACCAGGGCAGATATTCGATTGAGTCAGCGTTAGCTGTAAAGGCCTTGCCGCAGTGGGTGTAAATCGTTTTGTATTGCATGGTAACTGGCTCCTGTGTTGGTATGGAAAGAAGTATACCAATCAGTGAGCCAGCCGTTTTGTCATTTCGTGCTATTCATCCCGCTTGATGCGGATAGCCGTTACGATGAGCCTTGAGATCACGACGATAGCGAGGCACACGCAGATTGTGATGATAATGGGTGCGAGCGTGCTCATGCCCAGGCCTCTTGAACCTTGCGATCGATGGCTTCGAATGCCTTCATCGTGTGAGTGTTGCGGATATCATAGCCAGCCAGGGCGAATGCCTGCACAAGCTTTAACGTTGTGTAGCCGTTGAACGTCGCCACATCCAGATCGCGAATGATTGCCGCTGTATTGCGTGCGCCCAACTCGCCTGCCTCAACGTCGCGCGTGATGCTATCCAGAACCAGACCACGAAGCACGCGGCGATCTGCTTTAGGCTTCTTCTTCGGCTCGCGATCGATAACTGTCAATGAGTCAGCCCAGCCAACAACGCCGCCCTTGAAGTCTCCCAGCAACTCAACGCGTGATTGTTCGGCGCTGGTGTGATCGTTCCACACTTCGCCATCGCGCATTGGTTCCGCCATTGAGCAGAAGCCCCACAATTCGCCATCTGCATCTACCGCCACGCTATAAACCCAATCGGGAATATCAATTCGGGTTTCGCCAACAACTGCCATCATCTGCCCAGGGATAACCTTGCTTGCCTTTATTTCTAACATCATTTCCTATTCCTTCTCGTTTGGTGTGGGAGGCTCGACGCCATTCATCGCGCTGTGCTCCCGTGCTGTGTATGGGGCTATTATGGCATAGCCCCGATGATGAGTTTTAGCAATTCGTGCTATCGTTCGTCTTTGCGCCAGCAATTTTTACCGCAATTGTGCTGCCCGATCGCACTGATACCAACGCCGCTAACGCCGATAAACTCTTGCCCCGTTTCGGTGTCCGTGATGATGTACACTCCGCGATAATCATCGTAAGCCAGATCGTCGCGAAATTCACTGATCTTGCGAACCTGCACGCGGCCTGATTCAGCCGTATTAACCTGCACTTTTCCGCGCTGCTCAACTGGCACGCGGGTTGAGTTGTCGCATCCGGTTAATGCAATGGTTAGCGCTGCAAGAAGTGCGATTGGTGCCAGTAGTGAAAATCGTTTCATCACTTCACCTCAACTTTCAGGATTGTTCCGCGCTTAAAGCTCACCTCCGCCGTGAACCCTTCGCCACGATGTGCGCCGTGCGCATCCAGGAAAGTGATTATGTCGTCGTGTACTTCGATGCGATTAGGCTTAAACACGAAATCAACCAGATCATCACCCTGATAAACTCCGATGATTCTTGCTTCCAGTGGCATCGATTCGACGCGCATTTTCATTGTGTGCGTAATGGTGACGCTCATGGTGTTTCCTTCTCGTTTGGTGTGGGGCTATTATTGCATAGCCCCTGATTGTTGTTTTAGCAATTAGTGCTATCGACCATGTAAGCGCCCGACACAATATAGCTTGTGAAATGGTGCTGATTGCCGATCGTGTCTGCGCCATACATCCAACCTGGATGCGCTTCTTTGTACTTCGCCTTGATGCTGGCAATCCATGCCATGAATTCAGCCCCTCGCCCAACGATGGTGTAATCACATGAATCAGCCATGAATGCCGCATAGCGCAACTGGATTCCGCATTCTTTGTGGATTGCCAGGACGGTTGCAGCAAAGCCAGAAACGACACGCTCACCAGGCTTGACTAACTCTACCTCTTCCAGACCGTTCATATACTGCAATGCAAGTTGATTGCGGTGATTGGTGATTGCCGTCAGTTCGTCACCTTCCAGGCTACCAGAAAAGATCTGTGCGTTCAGGTCATCAATGCGTTTCAGGATTGCCAAGAGTTTTGCAGTCTGCATGTTTGTTGCCTCGTTTCGTTGGTGTGAAAGCATTATGCCCTAATCAGATCGGGCACGTTTAACAATTCGTGCTATTCGATTACCTTTAACACTTTTTCCGTCAGCATTCTTTTTGTTGCCCCGCTCTGGTGTAACCAGTAACGCGCATCACGCAATTGTGAAAAGTGATGAATCGTAACCCACCAGAAGAATGCAACCCGAACCTGGGCAGCATACCACTTGACCGGATCGCCAAGCGCCGTTACCGTATCGACTAAAACGATTCTGTGCTTTTTCATTCTGCACCTTCCTTGAGCGTCGCCAGGTGAGCGCGCATTTCCACCAGGAGGCGGCGAGCGATGAGTGTTTCCTCGTCGGAGTAATCCACGAAATCTGGCACGAATGCGATCGCCTTGTCTAACCCGTCATGATATCCGCGCTTGTACTGCGTGCGGTCTGTTTGGATTGCGCCCCGTTCGCGTGTCGTGTTGCCTTCCTTAAATCCGACTTCCAGCATTGCCACGCCGCGATCGTCACACGTGAAGAATCGGGCGACGGCAGATTTATTGACGGCCTGCACATCCTTCATGCGGTTGATGGTGATCGTGATGTATGATTTTGTCATCTTCTTTTTGAGCGCGGCAACGGCTGCATCCATTTCTTCGGTGCCTGGCATCGGCGCGCCGTCTGGGTCGAGGTTTTGCACGATGGCTGGCAATGACACGGCCAACACCTGCTCTTCATGGGCGAGCGCCTGGGTTGCGATGTGGCGCACGATATTTGCTAACGTTCTCTCTGACATGGTTATTTCTCCTTTGGTTGTGGATGGCTGCATTGTGCCTGGTAGCGCGGTTGTTGTCAACTGTTACCC